TGACTAGCGTCCCAAGCCTTAAATACTATACAGGCCGTTATCTTGTGGACGTTCTTATTGGTCATTAGGGCATTAATATAAAGGGTGTCGTTGGCGTCCCAAGCTACGACATGAGGCTCGGCTTGTTTGAGATCAAATTGGGTTAATTCGTCGAGTTCAGGGTTATCAGGAATAAACATGGCCCGCATAGAATGCGGTTGGTTCTGCATTTGCGGGCCGGCGTTCTTTTTCTTGGGTAATAGATGGCCCTCGGATGGTCCCTCACTCGCAAGGCGTAGCGTTCGGGCCTTCGCTAGGTCATAGCTCGCGTGGTAGAAGTCCTTAGGGTCAGTCGTCATCAACGCATACATCGAGAGCATGGTGCGTTGTTGATTAATTCTAATAAACTCGGTTAGAATATCTCTTGCTGCTGGCCACCTTTGGGCGTACGAAAGCAAGTGCTCTTCGTCAATGACTGGTTGCTTAGTTGATGGCGTTCTCTTAGGAGTAATCCCGTATCTCTCAAACACTTTGGACAAGTCAATAGGTGACTTAGTATTGGGTACCCATCCAAGAGTTTGCTGAATGCTCGCCTCTCGATTACGGATATCGGCTGCAAATCGATCGATGAGTTCACTTTTCTTTTTCTTGTCGACATGAAAGCCATTTACCCTCATTGCGTGTAAGACGTCGAATTGAGTTTGGAGATGGGTCATATAATAATCATACAAGCCCAACTCCTTCATATCTTCGATTTCACCAAATGCTACCTCAAGTGTTATCGCGGCGTCTTTGGCGTTGTAGACTTGGAATTGCTCGTCACTTACTCGAAATTCACTTTCGTGTTTGCCACTTTCATCTTTGTAGTATTCTTCCTCGGTATAAATCGAAACGAGAAAATCCAAGGCGTGAGGCAAATCAGCAGCAAGATACCTGTGAGCGTACATGGTATCAAAGCCCCGCGCCATATAAGGAGTTGTAATACCATGACGGTAGAGATGCCAACAGTCAAATAGTCCATTTTGCGTGACATAACGTTTACCTGAGAGAGCTAAGAGACGTTGAATGCGTTTCCATAAGATAGCTTCTTGTTCAATGGGCCAGTAAGACTTGCGATCTTGTAGACTAAACGGAATACAGAAGCCTTCACGGGGGTCACTAGCGAATGCGATGGTCGAGAGATACCAGTTCATGTGCGGGCCGGCCTTGCGCGTTTCTATGTCAAAGCTGAGCCACTCACCATCTTGTTCTAGGTGTTCTAACCAATCACAAGCCTCTCGGAATGTGGGTAGGACGTTGTAGTAGCGTTCGGGCCGGCGAATCTCAGGAAACTCACTTTCTTTCTTGGCTCGTGCGAGGTCGAACTCTACAACCGGCCCCATTTCCCAGTTGCCTTGGACGACATAACTGGTATGAAATGTCGGGATCATCTTCTTACGATTGAAAGCAAGAATCTTACTCCCGCGACGGTGTCCAATGTCATTGTAATGAAAATTGCTGAGACTGACGAGAGCACTATTACCCAACGCCACAATACAATTAAGGTTGGGTAACGTAGAAAGTTCCCTGAATAAACTGGGTTGTTCCCGCGCGATATCTTCAGTTGTTGGATTGCCAACAGCATCAAAACGTTTGACTGCATTAGAGAGGTAGACATCTTCTCGTTTTAACCCTACACGATTGAGCATTCGCATTAACATCTGGCCGGTTGGGCCGATGAGTGGACGCTTCTGTGCGATTTCATCGTAACTGGGTTTTTCGGCTACGATGGCTAACTTAGCATTTAACGGACCTTCCGGCCCGACGTAATATTGGCTCATGTTGAAAACTTCCCGTGTTTGAAAATCTCGATTGCGCGTTCATCTTGGGCAACTAAAATAGCTGCCGTGAAGAAGTGCTTGGCGAGTTCTTTGGAGTTTTTGATGTTCATAACACGTGTGCGTTGCGGTTCGGCATCACCTATGATTTCGAGTATGTATTCGCGTGCGATTTCAGCATTGAAACGCATGTTGTTATCTTCGTCAGCGTAGAGAAAGATTTTCATCGGGATGGTAGTCTCCAAATCGTTTCATAAATTTGTCGTAGGTCCCACTCTAAATTATCAGCTGTTGTGGGTGTTCTAATAACCACAAATCCACAATTCACTCGTAGATATTGACGTATCCAATTAGTGCACCAGGTTTGGTCGTTGTATTTGTGGAGACGTTCCCAGTTATCTTGGGCACGTTTTATGTTATCGATCGTGAAGGCACTCATTTATGACACCATATCCAATGCCGGCAGGTTAGACACAATAAGGTGAATAGACTTATTGTTCCTTGGGGGACGAATTGTTCGCAGACTGGCTCGTCAATTCTTCGCTCGCTAATGCACTGACAGCGGCCAAGCGCACTTGTATCTCGTTCCATTGTGATTGGTCTTTCTCCATGAGAATGAATCGCCGTTTAAGTTGCTTGGCCGCTACTCCGACAACCCCGCTCCCTGCAAAGCAGTCGAGGACCAAATCTCCTTCATTTGTAGACAGTCGTAGCAATTCACTGATAAGCTCGACTGGCTTCTCGGCAACGTTAGCTCGCAGGTTGTTTGCGACGGAATCGTATTGGAAAACATTTGGTCGCTTAAATGCGAGGCGTCGAGAGTGGTTACTAATGAACAGAATTGGTTCCCAGTAGTTTGCATAGCGGAAGTCCCAATCCACGACCGAGCCGGTGGTCTTAACCCACACGAGGGGAATAGGATCAGGGTCAAAACCAAGGCTAGTAAATATACCACGCGTTTGTTCCCACATTTTGATGCCGAAAAATATGTAGATGTGCGCGTCATCCTTAGCTACTCTTTGAAGCTCTTTGGCTGCGATTGATAGAGTTCGCATAGCTGTAACAGGGTCATCGTCGAAGTGTTGTTCGTATCGTCCAATTCCTCCTGCTTCGAGGACTCCGTACGGCGGATCGATAATAATACAGTCGATGGATTTGTCATCGAGCTTTTCGAGTAGCTCACAACAATCTCCTAGTAAGACTTGGCCTTCTTCATTTAGTTTCCCTTCGAGTTTGAGTCTACGATAACTATACTCGCGTTCCAGGTCTTCAAGTCGTCGGTCAATCTTTTTAAGAGCCGCGCTTTCGCTGTCTTCGTTAGCGAGTTCGGGCATGACTTCCATTGCACGAGCAAGGTAAAGTTTGCGTGTGAGGTTCGCAGGTGAGATGTCAAGTAGGTCGGCGGTGTTGTTTTGGGTCCAAGCGGGGACAGAACGATGCGCGCGTTCGCGTTCTTCATCAGAAAGGACTGGACCGCTGGTAAGGTCGTCGCGGGCCGGCGCCATCTGACCCGCGTATTTTTCCGTCTTGAGACGGTGAATTTCATCAGCTAGTTTGACCGCTTCTTGCCAGTCGAGTTCTTTGCGCTGGATGTTTTCTTCGAGTTCGATTTCACGTTTGAGAATCTCGTCGACTTCGTCAAGGTAGATAGCAGGTATTGTGCCACGACCAAGCTCGCTGTAAGCTCTGAAACGACGACCGCCAGCGAGGAGGTTGTTTGCACGGTCCAAGAGGACTGGCTCAAACGCAAGGCCAAATTTCTCAATAGAACGTTTAAGTCCGTCCATATCGCCGTAGTCGATTCGGAAGCGTTCGCCGATGATGATGTTTTTGAGCGGGACGTCATGATAGTTGGCACTCATTTAGTCATACCTGGACGGACTGAAGGTTGAGATACTTCAAGCCGGCCCGTTTTGCGGCGTAGATGAAGAAAGTCCTTCTCGTCACATTCGACGGTAAAGAACACTTCATTACAGGCACCACATTTCTTGCGGCGACGGGTGATATTAAGCCCACGAAGTTCAGCTATAATCCCTGCGTCATCTGGTTGCCATGTGTTAAGGTTCGAGATTCGTGCACTACGACATGTTGGATTCGGACATCTCACCGCTATTCACCTCAACATCCTAATATTAAAGCGGGGTGTGGGTCGATTGGTGGGGCCAAACTCTCCCCACACCCCTATGCAAGTGGCCGCCGACCTGGGAGGGTTAAAACGGCCAGCTCACAATGTTTAGAGAGGTTCTACCGAACGCACCTCGTTGAAGGCCCGATCGGAGCCTTGTTGTTTGCGGATACCGTATTGCACCCGACACTGTTTGTTCTTGAAGTCCTCTGGGTCGTATTCAATGGTCGCGATGCGCTGGTTGGTATCAGGATCAACAAATAAGAATGATCCGTCATCAGCCTTGACCTTTTTGAATGGTCGCGCGACGAGTGGCCCGCCTGGACTGGTGGTCCAGCCGACCCCCAGAGCATCAATTAGTTCGAGCAGTTGCCGGATGGGCATGGGTTGTCCCTTCTTGGTCTTGCCCCCGATCATGACATTATAGAAGCCCACGCGACGATCTTTATAGGGGGCTTCGTCGACTATAAATTCACACACGAGCATTGGATTGCCACCGGTGCCGTCTTCTTGTGTCTCAGACACCTTGGCTTCATATGCACTAAAGTGCGAGATGAGTTTTGATTCAGGGAAGGCTGTCATGATGACCGTGTTTTCAGCAGAACTGGTTATGCGGGCCATTAGTTTTGCTCCTTGAGCGTGTTGAGGACCGAGATCACTCGATCGATTTCCGCCACTCGGCGTTGTAGTTCGGCCAGGATTTGAGAGATCGTTAGCATGTTTTGTGCGTCCTGATTGAATTATGTTACGCGTGAATAAAAGTGGTTTAGCCGGACCCATTGCAAAGACGGCGGGCCACGTGGTGCGCATGTATTGGTCATGGTCATGTTTAGAACGAGCCTCACAGATGGGACAGATTGGGGATGTTGATTCGGAGCCGCAGTCGAGACAGAACATTAGTCTACTACCAAGTTGAAGTCTTGGGCTATCTTAAGGGGTAGCCCTTCTTTGAGCCGTGTGCCGGCGCCACGAATCTCACCATCGGGGCGGGTTATCCACATGTAATTGGATTGTGTGGATGATACTGGTTCCACAATTGTGAATAGCACTGCCCCGAACTCAGCCCCGATACGCTCAGCAAGCTGGCCCGTGACTAGTGGGAGCTTGTTGATGATACCGGTCTCACGTGGTGCAATGGGTGGAGCACCCTTTGGGGCACTCGGCATCTTGACAGTACCCATCTTGGTTTGTTCGTGGGCAAGCCAGACGGTGAAGCAAGGTAAGGCACGTAGAGAGCGAATGGTCTCGACGATTTTACCCATTTGCAGACCAAATTCGGCCCGACCGTCGACTCGTTCGTCACCAAGTTCTTTGTTACGAAGGGTAAGAGTGAAGCCCATAATGTCGTCCTGAATCGCGGTCAGACTATCAACCACAATAGCATAAGGGGCGTCGTTAACAAAGTCGTCTTTCCAACGAGAACCAGTGGCATCGACATGATCATAGAGTCGGTTGACATACATGAGAAAATCAAGGTAGGGTTCTTTGGTTCGAAATATACCTGTGCCGTCTTTGATTTTCTCACCACCAACTCGTGGGTAACGAAATGGAACAACCTCGTTTATCCAACCTTCGCGGCGAGCGACTCGAATGAGGGGTTGAATACCCTCGTCGAAGTCATGAACATGGAGCTTCTTGCCTTGGACCCACTTGCGAGTTAGCAGTTTATGTAGCGTGGCCAGGCTCTCGGTCTTGCCGGTTTTGTAGGGACCCACTATTAGGAAGTTGGTGTAGAGTAGATTGTCGATTTGCTCAACCGTGAATTGCATTAGGGTGTCACCTCGTGAATTTCCATTAGCCCCTCGGCTGTTTTGATTTCTTTCCTTTCAAGGTGCGTTTGATCTTCGAGCGGGTTCCAACTATTACGCCGAAACGCCGCAAGAGTCGCGGGAGAGAATCCATCTCGACAGATGTCGTAGAAAGCACACAGACCGTATGAAGTGCACTCGGCGGTATTTTGATAGTAGAGTGAGAGGATTTGCTCGAAGGTGAGTCTTTTGTCACTTTCATTACGGTGCTCTATGAGATCAGCTATTCGTCGCCAGTCTTCGACGATGTTGATGGTTTCCAGGCGCCACTGGTCGGTGTCTCGTTGAGTTTTGGGGTAGAAATCGCGTTGGCATTCACGGGTCTTGACCATCACGCCATTGACGTCGGGCATACAACCAGAGACGGGCGGGCCAGGAAACTGACGAGCGCAATAGACATAACCAGTCGGTTGACGTGATAAGCGGAGCTTCTTGAGTTCACGTGCGACACCACCACCAGTGTTTTTCATCTCAGCGACCCAATAATCACCATAAGAAAGGCGTTGGTGAATACCGTCAATCTTAAAGGCGTACCAGAAGGGCACGAAGTCGAAAGGGTCGCCGTCGCGGGGCTTGATCTCGATGGCACCGGATAGCTCTACCGCTATGGGCTTTAGGAGCGTATCCTCTTGGAGATAACTATCACAATAGTGATCAATCATACCCAGGCCGGCTTCTTTGGTGTGCTTGCTATCGAGGGTATCTAACATCGGACCCTTGAAGAGTTCTTCGTGAAGCTCTAGAAACTTACGCATGCCACGAAGCCGGCGACGTTCTTCGCTCTCTTTGCCCCACCAGCTATAGTAAGTGGCTCTAAAGCCGTGCATACAGGTGCCGAAGAGAGCACCATAACCCACACCGGCTTCAAGACCACCGTTGTAGATTCTGGCAATGAAGGCTTTGCGTTTGCAAGCCAACATTAGGTCGACCAGCGAGTTATCGTACCATTCCTTGTCGAGAATTACGTCAGATAAAGGCATATCTATTTCATCCTGCAATAGCTATCCCGCTCACGCCACCGACAATCACAGCGTAGAGAGCGTCATAAGGTAAGAGTAAGTACTCGTTGTCTTTGATGTAGATTCGATAGTCGGTTTTGACAAACTTCTCGAATATCACGTCATCTCCCACCTCAACGTCAATGGGGCCGCTCACCGCGATGACACGGCCGATTTGTGGTAGCTCACGGGCCGCCGCTGGCAGGATTAGACCACTCTCACGTTCTTCGACTTCGGGCCAGCGTTTCACGAGTATTCTATGTCCCAGGGGTTTGAACATCTTTCGCGGCCTCGAGTAATTCTAGGCAGAACATCAAGCGACACACCGCGTTGAGCCAGTGATTGTCGTGATCGCCGATAAGGCGTGGTCCCATCATTTTACGAAGGTGGTCGATGGCATGGTCACGATTGCCATTGAGACCGAGTGCAATCCAGTCCATTGGCTCGTGGGTGTCCTGGCCCTTTTTGAGGAGTTCGTCGAGGAGAGCTAGTGAGCGGGGACAATGGGTTAGTAGATATGGGAATGCCGCCCCATCGTCGATGTTTTGTTGGACGATTTTGTCGAGTTGTTCCTTAGTCATCAGTGACCTCAATAGCTTGGATATTTTGAGTGCTTGATGTTCGACCTAAGGCGGATGGTCCTGTGAACTCAACACTAAATTGTTCGCCTTCACACCTAATTTTCTTAACCTCCCCAGGCACGAACTCTTCACGCAGTGTTACAGATCCATCAATGTTAAGCACATAGACTTTTATGCGCACTAGCCCAGATCTCCCAATTTGATTGGTTGTGATGGTCTTGGTCCACTCGGTCCGCCACCCCGACGCGCAGCCTGGACAGCTGTCCCACGCTCCCCACGTAGGCGTTCGATCTCCGCGAGTAACTCGTCGTCCGTTAGCTCATTCACCGGTTTGGAGATGAGCTTGGGTTCGACCGTGATATCGGTTCCTGTAGAAGTGCTAGAAAGCCTTGCCATCTAAATTGGTCCTCCGTTGTGACTGCATTATAGCAGAATGCCTATGATCAATCAAGCATAGCAGCATGAAATGATCTAATGCTGCTGCGCGGCGTAGAACTTGAACCTCGTTGCATAATCATCGTCCCAATTGGGTTGCCCGACATGTGTGATGTGGCCAATATGGAATGTCATCGCGACCTCTATGGGTTGAAGCTTCAGGTGAAATGGAAAGTTGTAGAAGGCTTTGATTAGACGACGCATGAAGTCGTCCCACAGCTCATTGAGTTTGGGCGTGACCTTTAGACGCAGGGCCCATTCAAAGACCCAGTCGGGGTGGACTTGCCAGCGACCAAATGCGCGACCACCGTCACCTAGTTTGGCGTTGGGGTTACCATCGGATTCGACGAGACCGAGAATCTCTGCAAAGGTGTCGGGGTCCATTTAACTATCCCTACGAAAGGTTGGTTTGGTGGTCATTTGGTTACCGAGTAGATCACGAATGGCTTGGTTGATGTAGTTTTCGAGATTACTAAAGGGGCTATTCGGGCCGGTTAGGGCTTCGAGAATAGACTCACGCGTAACTTTAGTGATAGGTATACCAGGTTTCATGATACGACAATTGAGAAACGCGGGGTAGATATAGACGTCGGTGATGGCCTTGGGGTTAATGGGTTCGACCGCAACGAGAAGGGAGCCTGGTTCTTGAGTTTCGGTGGAATCGAGAGTGTAAGAATAGATACCACTTGCGCCGATCTCGGCGAGGACGCCCACACCGTTTTGTAGTGCCTTGCCATTCTTAGATGTTTGAACCGTAAGGTTGGCTACCTGTCCTGTCGAAGGGTCTTCATGTGGCGGCCCGACTATCAGGCCGGCTTCGGTGTTGGCGGCATTACCAACCTGGTCAAGGTTGACTGAGCCAGCACTATCAGAACCGGTCAATACGATCCCACTTAACGAACTAACTAAGTTGTTCGCCGTGTTAGTGGGGTCACGTGTTTGCCCTTTTAGATAACCCTGTATTAGTGGAAATATAAAAACGGGTTTATCCCCAGGTTGAATAGCATCACCCCAGAACTGAATCACGACGCCCATTTTATGCTTTCTCCGTTGGAAGTGCGTTCACGGCGGCGGCGAGGGCGAGGGGTAGCGTTTCGCCGTGATATCGGGTGGCATTCCAAATCTCCATCCATAAATCACGAACGGCATTAGCTTTTTCCCTTGCACGTAGATAGGTCGGGTCGTTCGCTTTAACTAGCCACTCCAACATCTTCACCACCGCTGCGGGGTCGCCGAGGGGCGGATAGTTACGAGTTGCACATCTTCCTCTCCAATCATGAATATGGTCAGGATGGTCGTTCCTACAACAACTGTGTTGTTCATAGCCCACCCGCTCACACGCCGCTTGCCATTGTTCGAGGTCGGTCATCGCAAGCACCTATGCAGCCGTTTGACGAGTTCTTCTGAGGGGTTTGTCTTTACTCCATGTTCTAAGCGGTGAAGATAGGCATGGTCTGTCTCTACGAGCTTGCCAAGTTGCCTCAACGAGAGTTGCGCCCGCTGACGCAGTTCTTTTAGACAGAAGCCGAAACGACGATTGAGGTCATGATACGTTTGTAGTAGCCCAACTGCCGCATCGTGCCGCGCTGTTGCTTGTTGCTGATCAGTCATGACTTCTCCTTCGCTGCGGCGTCGTCTGAGGCGAGAGCTTCGGTCACATGAGCCTGATTCTCGCAGATATGCGCCATTGGCGCGCCGCATGAGCAGAGACACGCACCGCCGCTTGTCAGCGCTGCAATCTGTTCCTTGAGCGCGGCGTTCTCGACAGCTAAATCCAGTTTTAAGCGGTCATCAAGTTCCTTGCGTAGCGCCGCATTCTCGTCGAGCAGGCGCAGCACAATCTGTGGAGTTATATTTGAGTTGAAATGGTGACGCCACTTCTCATCATTATCTCGTGTTGTCTCAGCCAACTTCCGTAATTCGTAGTCGTTCATGACTTCGCTTCCTGGCCCGCCTTTGCGAGTTCACTCGGATAAGTTGCTATCTCGGATATAAACTGTTGGACTTGGTCTTCGGTTAGACCAGCCTTGGGCGGACCGAAGGGTGTCTTATAGTGCAACCAAAATGACTTATCTCCGGTGGGTTTAATCACCGCCATTTCTAGTGCGTCGTTGCGTTTGACCACACTGGCTCCAAGACCGTTTTGAAAGCGCCAGAGACGTTGTTGGCTAGGACCATCGGAGGTGTAGTAGGGTTCAAACGTCTGTGTCATGTTCGCCTCCACAACCGACGGTTTCTGGGTCTTGTCGGACATATATGCCACTATTGGTATGTGTACCACAGAAGCAACAGGTTTCTTGTCTTGCGTCACGTAGACGAAAGGCTTCTCGGTCTGGAAACTTGTTTATCCAACAAATGTCGCAGATTGTGTGTTGCCAATTAGACGTTGCCATAGTAGATTCGCGCCACTTCGCGGGCCGCCTCGCTGGTTAGGTCGTTGAGTAATTTGATGGTCGAGTATTTCCCACGAGGGAAGTTATTGGGGGTGTCTTTGACGTGCTTGAGTAGCTCTGTGAGCCAACATAAATAGCGACAATCATTCAAGTCGTCAGGCTGAATGCCCATCTCATAGGCTATACGGGCAACTGCCCGATAGGTTCGGGCAGAGAGATTATCGCTCAAGGCGATTCGGGGTGTGGTCGAGGGGGCGCTCATGACACTTGACCACCGTTGGTGCCATTGATGATGACCTTGAGTTCTTGTGGCCAACCCATAGCTTTAAGCGCGTCTTTGGTGAGATAGAGCGTTCCGACAACGGGTCTGGCCCCGACTGGAAAACCCGTCTCTTGAAACTGCCATGTACCCTTGGTCTCCTTTGCTTTGGTGAATGTTAGTTCCATTATCCCAGGTCTCCTAGCTTGATAGCTTGTTTGTGGGTGCTCGGCGCACGCGTTTGTGTTGTTCGAACCACCTGATTACGCACTGGTGGACCATGACTGACACTTGCATCACTATGAAGGGCATTAAAGTGCAATTCACGTTCTTGAAAGGTGCCAAGAAAACCACAGGTGCAACGCCAGATTTCTTTCTGGTTACTCTCGGCAACGCAGGCCGCGGCCCAGTTGATGTTGGCTTCATGGAGGACGTCTTCCATGTTGGCGATTACGTCGGTTACGAAGTGAGTTGAACACAACTCGTCGGTTAGGTCAAAGCCCTGACCCCCACACCCATCGTGGATGCAGGGGCCACTGACGTTAGCCACTCTATCACTAATACCAAGCAGTGCTCGCTTGCGCCATGCTTCTCGTACAGTTTCTTCCATAAGGTAGCTCGATTTGACCTTATCTATAAGTTGCGAGCCTGCGAGCCAGTGGTGCTCACCCACGTTGCTGAATCTCGCCGCGTTGGGTGTCGATTTTCTCAGCACACTCTTTACAGAGCGCCTCGCTGTGATCACCGAAGGGGCGACTCGTGAGTTCGGGTTCGGTCTTCGAGCCACATTTTGCACAACCACCGTGTTTTACATCTGCCATTAGGGTGCTCCTTTTGGTCCGATAGTGGGTTTTAGTTCCCATTCTTCTGGTTTGATGCCCCACGTGGAGGAAGTGATAATTGGTATAACTTCCTCAAAAATGGACAGTAATTCGACCATGTCACAACGAACACACACGTCACCAAGGGGTGGGTCACTGAGGTTGGAGTGAAAGTGGAGTGTGTTGTCATAAGAGCAGTTATGTGGTCGTTCAGTTTTGACCCACAGTGTACGGTCTTTGTGCTGACCTTTTATAACACGTGCTTGTTGCCACATTAACCTAACTCCGAGAGCGTGCGTCGCGGCCCGCCCTTTGCCTTTTGTTTTCTCACAGCCCAGACTACGGTCTCTTTGAACTCTTGTACAGTTGGTGGGGGCGTGTACAAGCGGTCATATACTTCGCCTCGTGTGAGACCATACTTCGCAACAAGCTGGTCACTGATGGTTTGTGCGGCGGTTTCTTCTTCTTCACTACAACCAAGCTCCTGACGTTTGCGTCTGAGTAAGACAACCTTCTTGATCATACAGCAGCGGGGACAATTCGAGTCATAGAACATCTCCGCGAGACGCATCTTGCAGGGCGGGTCTGTTAGATGACCAACAAAGCCGTTGCCGTTCATGCTAGTAACTGAAAGCCCTTTGAGTACTCTAATTCTTGTACCACTTCAGTTGTGGCCCAGGTTGGGTACTGGTTACGTATTTCGTAAAGTGCCTCCCGACTCGATGCGAGAAACGTATGATAGCTCACGACGTTCTTGAGTTGCACTTTAAGAACGAATTTCCAAAGTGAAGGTGCTGACATTAGAGTTTCACCACCATCGAGGGGTCGGGCAATGCCAATAGCGTCGCAACTCGCTGGCCCAAGAGCAAGGGCGATTGCTCATTCAGCGAGAACATCGAGAAGCGACCGTGGCCGACGCTTGCGAGTTCTTTCATGAACGCGATAGCCTCACCGTCCGATTCCGGCCCGATGTAGAGAGCGTCGATGAGACACTGTGTCGCAATCTTCGCGGCCCATTCGAGAGCTTGTGGTTTGGAGTTTGGTTCACCATCACACATCACGAGCACATGAATGGGTTCGAGTGTCTCAGCCACTTGCAGGGCGCCGGCCAGGTTGGTGCCACCTGAAGCGCCTGGAATTGCGTCACAGTCAACCTCGTCGCAGCGTTCATTGAAGGCTAGAACATGCGCGCGATTTTTGAAGGGCGCCAGTGCTTCTCGTACACATTGAATGCGAGTCTTGCCACCGATAGCTGTCAGGCCCATCGAGCCGGAGCGGTCGACGAGTATTAGGTCAGCATTGTGTGGCGTGGTCTTACCCTTTTTGATATTATGAGTGAGGTCGTAGCGCTGTTTGTAGGTTAGTTCATTTGCCATTGGCGTTCTCCTTTTAGTTGGTTTGTAGGTTGTCGATTAACGACTGGTAAAAGCGAGCTAAATACTTGCGTTGTTCTGGGGTTTTGATGTCTTTGTTGTGGTCGAGTAGGCTCGTGACGTTTCTGTTCTGGAGCATTTGATGACAGTAAGCACAAGCGAACCATTCAGGGTGGATAATAAGCTCTTGAAGTATCTTCATTGGTGTACCAACTGGTATGGTCTGCCCCCGAAATGCCCAAACATAAGGAGCATTTGGGTCGTTACAGAAATCGCAACATCTAACGTCTTGTAGTTGCATTATTCTCTCTCGTTGTGTTTGATGTTTTGTTGATTGTAACCCCAGACCGGTCTATCACCCCACGGTATGATGGAGCCTCGGCCCGATTGCCAATTGAACATCATGACGAGTTTGCGAGCGGCAATCGAACAGCCTACGCATTGGGGGTCCCAGTTCTTGTTGGGGTCGTGAGCGATTAGTTGTGAGTGAAGGCGGTCTTGTATGCGGCCCATGTTAGCCCAAGTCCTTCAACGAAATTGGCTGTCTCATCAGCTTTGAGTGAAAGCCATTCCGGTGGGTTTGGGGTTTCGGGCCGGCGCAGTCGGGGAGATGGGCGATTAGGTCTAGCCCGCTCTTGTGCTTCTCACCACACTCACAGGTAAAGCTCATGTTGAGATTGTGACGACTTGAGCGTGCGAGCTTTTCGAGCTTGGCCGTTAAAAGCCCATCTATCCGAGAGAGTTCTTTGAGAGTTTGATTGCGTAGATCGACAAGTGGAGTGATCTTGAGCTTCTTGTAGCATGGCTCGCATTGGTCTTCAAAGACCTCAAGAACTGGCTTCTGACAGGCAGAGCACTGTATCATCGTTGTGCCTCGCACCATGCGATGACGTTGAATAGCGCGGGCCGGCCGTAATGACCAGTGAGTACTATGCGTACTTGGTCACGAGCCATATATTTACGTGGCCCACCATCCTGCTCACCATTCGGAATCTCGAACGCCCTTTCGAGTGGATGATTCGCACCCAGCTCGATACAACCCGTAGCCGTTTTCATCGTTGACATTTCCCAGGTCTCCTTCGGCGGCCTATCGGCCAGTTGCGTAAGGTTCTCTATCTGTCCACCGTTTATTTCCTAACTCTATCCATGCGTTACCTAAAATTAGCTGCTTGAATTTAGCGCGAGTATCATAAGCTTCATCCAGAATGACAGCCCCTCGCAATAGCATTTTCCATTCTCGCTCGGTGTAATTCTCACGTTCCATGATGAATAGGATAGCACAGGCGAGCTGCTCAATCAAGCATCATAGCATGAATTCGCCTAATGATCGCCATTAGCGGCGCTAATGCTGGTGTCATTAAATCAAACCCTTCTGCTCTGCGATCCATTCGGTGATCACGAGCTTTCCTACCTGCCCTTTCTTCCACACTTCACTATCGTCATGTATCTGTGACTTAGGTATCCACACTGCCTCGCCAGCCTTACGACAATCGTCGCCAAGCTCGATTAGACAGGCTTTCTCACTTTCGCCAAGACAGTTGCAGTCTTCGATTTCGATTGTTTTATCAGGCATTAGCTATTCCATATTGCAATAGATATTAGCCGAGCTGTTTGAGATTGAGCGAGTGATTACGTGTTCGCTCGCGTTTGATTCTCGAAACCGAAGCTCGCCTAAACTGCCGGCCCGCGATTGGTGGTTGGTGCACGAAGTGGCGCCACTGGGCTGGGTTATAACCTAGCACCTCACAGATATAGAGAAAGGTTAGTGAGTAGTCGTCATGGGGTGTATCATCATCAAACCAATCGAGCGCGGCCAGGCGATGCTTACTGTTGGTTCGTAGGTCTACAACACATGAGAGTGCGTCTATAAACACCGCAACCAATAGTTGTCTCTGAGGGTCTCTATCTAAACGGGCATTTAGTTGACATGGTAACATAATATCGTCAATGAACATCGTCGCTTCATGCCCTGGCCACATGTCACTCGTCTCCAGATTCATTGTGGGGTTCATTGACATCACCGAATATTAAATCATTACGGAGTTGCGTTGCATCAGGGAGTTTTACATAAGGTTGATTGACTTGGGCTGGAATAACAACCACTTTAGCAAATGCACCAATAATGAGTGCTCTGAGCCACTCGCTTAGTGACAATTGTTGCAACCTTGCAGTCTCCATTGCTTGGGCATGTTCGATACTTGTAACATACGTCACGAGTTTAATCTTCTTGGGCGATGTTTTGATTGGCATTAGGCAACTCCAGATCGAGTAGTATAATACGACAATATTGAGAGAGTGTTAGGTTATGTCGTTTCGCTTCTGTTCTAACATATGACCAAGTTTCATGTGCTATTTTTAGAGTTAGAGAAGTGGTGGGTTCTTGCATACTTTGTTGGTGTGCTGGAAGCGGTTTCTTTGGTGTATACTCACTAATAATTCCTGCTAGCTTCACGCGACAATATTCACCAAACCACATTTCGTAGCAGGCCGCGCACTCTTTAACATATCTCTTTTCTAGCAGCGAGACTGGAATTATTCGGGTGCCCACGGTTAAGAGAGTAGCATTGGGCAATGGGGCTGTCAACTGCTTGGATGAGCAAAATTTGCTATTAGCAGCAATAGCCATCTAAGGCGCTTTCAGCGACCCTTAGTCATCGCCTCTCAGCGGGGCCATTGGAAACTATCCCTAAAGGAGCGGTTGAGAGAGACTGACATAGAAACAGCGGGCAGGAGTGAGAGCAAATGTGTTAGAGTATATATGTTAATATATATATAGACATATATATAAACACTACTCCACTCTCGCTTGCGCCCATAGTTTCCAATAACGCCTTTGAGAATGCCATCTAAGAGTCTCTCAAAGCAGCTCTCAGGGCGTCATATTGACACTCATTGAAAAAGTTGCTGCCTTAGATCACCGAGCTATGCCGCAGGCAAGAAAAAACCCCGACCATTGCTGATCGGGGTTCTTGTTGGAGTTGACTATCCGAGTGACGAGAGATTGAGCGGGCCTCGTGTGCTCTTTGCCTTGCCCTGGCCGCCGATGACAGTGACGTGGTCCTTCACTAGCTGCTGATTGACCGGTCCCTGAATCTCAAGCTTGAAACCCTTGACCAAGGTTTCAGCCGGCGTGGGAATGACATCAATCGGCACTTCCATCGTAACCGAATCCTTACCATCGCTGACGCTCACCCGCCCACCATTCGCCTTGAGCGCCTCGACTTCCTTGAGCCACTCATTCAGCGCATGGCCGATCTGCTGCGCGGTCATATTCTCAGCCGCTTTCTTGCCCGTCAGCGGATCATCAATCAACCCTGCTGGAAATGGGTACATGAGCACCCTTCTCACGAACCGCTGGCCATCTTCGGCGCGTGTCTGAACCTTCCGGCCATTCGCGTCATGCAAGGTCTTGCCCTCGGTCACCCGCCCGCTCGCGTCCTTGGTCTTGATATCCTCATAGACCGTAACGCTCACATCAATCCTCGCACCCTCTTTCAACTCCAACGCTTTGCCGTCTGCCATCGTGATCTAGCTCCTGCCGTCTATCACGGCTGTTAATCGGATGTTTAGTTGAACAACTCACAGCCCATGATCGCACAGGCCTCGGTCGCCAATTCGACGCGGTCTTCGGGCGTGAGCTGCGTGAGCTCTTTTGCCTCGACCTTGCGTCCCACAAACCCACCGAAGTCACCTTCGATGAATTTCTTGATTGCCACCAACTTGCTAATCTTTTCTGCCATGCTCAAATCCTCTCATATCCCTACCATTAAGGCAAGCCCGATTGCTTGCCTTTTAGTATTGACTCAAGCCGATTCAATACTGTGAAACTGCCTTTCTTGGCTCTCACGCGCCGTTTCTCTTTTTCTATGCGCCTTTCGAGCGTTTCAATCTCACTCCTGATTTTCTTTGCCATGCGCTTATCCTCTCAAATTCTACGCCCTATTGCAAGCTATCCTGCCCGCTGTCGAGCATGAAATAATCTAATGCTCCTGATAAAAGGTAGGATAGCAAACAGCAGCTATCACACAAGCTTTTCCATACCAATCTAGCCGCGTCCCGAACCTTTTCTCAAGTATGCAATAGCTCACATCAATCCAGAAGTTACGCCAACCTTTCATGTTTATAAACTCCAGATTGCTTGGCTAGGCAAAAACGTTGGAACTCACTAACTCGACTATTGTCTCAGGATTCTGGTTCTACCATTCACCCACGATGCGAGGGGCTACTTTTAACCCTACGGTGCTATACTTCCCCGTCGCAAGGATATGTTGGACAACTCTACTAAGGGCGCTGGCCGGAACCGCTTAGACCCCGCTTCGAGCTATGGCTTGGATTTCTCTCCGCCATGACAAGAGCATAGCGCCAGTCGCAGCGGCTGTCAATAGCGGCCAGCATGAATAAATCTAATCTCAAGTCTATTAGCTCAGCTGACCGCGACTATTAGTTGAACTGATATAAGGGTAGCTAATGGCTCACCTATTAGCGTAGCTAATGTCAGTGGGGGGTCCCAGTCCCTTGGCACCACCCTTGCAGGGAACCCACACTGTCTCTCCGCCCTAAAAATCATGTGACTGGTTGTAGTAACTGGAGAATGCTTAGCTATTGCAATTTGGAATAGCTATCAGATTGTGGAGCGCCTGCCCGCCTGAGCAATTTTTGCCATTAGCGGCAGTTGACATCGCCCTGTGGGCTTGCTACAATGCTTCTCATGGGACAGGTCGGACCGAAAGCTGGATTTTTCTGGGATGATGATAGGCAGTTACTTAAACAGATACTAACCAAGACGGAGAAAATCATGGCAGCTATTGACGATCTCAAGGCCGCGATTGCGGCACTGGCTACCGCAGTGACAGCTGAAACAGCTGACATCACAGCGGCTCTCGCAGTTATCTCGAACCCTGGGACTTCTGATGCAGATGTCGAAGCGGCGGTGGCGCAGATTCAGGCCTCTGTGACGGCAGTCAACGCCGGCATTGCACAGATCAAGGCTGTGGTCCCAGGCGCCCCGTAAGGAGTTACACAAGTGTTGTTTGGCGATCCCAAGGTCTGGAACCCCAAGCGGTGGAAGCCCTTCTACACCCAAATCGTGCGTCTCTACTGGGAAGGCTTAGAGCAGGCCGAGATCGCCAAACAACTTGCCTGTGGCGCTGATGTCGTCGCGAAGGTCATTCACAGCGATCACGGCCAGGAGATACTCAAGCAGCTCGAAGATCACACCTTCGACTCGATGCTTGAGGTTATCACGTTAGCTCAAGCTGTGAGCGTCGAGATGTTCAATGAAAAGGTCAAGCTCGCTCTTTACTCAAACGATGAGAAGATTCGAACCCGCAATACTACCGAACTCCTGGCTATTGCTGGTCACACTCCAGTCCACCGTGTTAGTATCGAGCGCCCAGACCCGATTCTCGAGACCTACAAGAATCAAACACCTGAGCAGCTAAGAGCCGCGCTCCTCAAACTGAAAGACGCCACCCCCTCTCAGGGTGTTGGCCCCGACGGAAAATTGGTGAACTAACGTGGCAGAAAAAGACCCCAAAACCAGTCTCATGCTCGCCGCAATGGACGAGCTACTCGCACTCAACGCTCATCAGTCGAAGAAGCTCGGACGTATTCATCGTCACTTCCGCGCCGCTTATCATGAGGAGTTGGCAGTCCCACCGGCCCGACCTATCAGTAAGAAATCCCGTGCCGCTCACAAGGCTGCCGACGACGCTGCACACGCGAAGCACGCGGGTCCGGCTGCTCAATCACGCGACTTAGGTGCTGAGCAGCACGAGCACGCGTAGCGAGTCTTCGAGCTGTGGCCAAGCCACTCTATGTAGACAAAATCCCGCCTACATATATCGAGCGTACTCTCTCGCGCCTCTTGCCATCGAAACAGGAAATCGAGTCCTATACTCCACACCAGCTCTGGGAACTCGATAAGAAAACCAAAGACTACGCCAAGCTCATCAAGGCTGATCCGGTGAGATTCTACATGCCCAATCCTGGTGGGCAGTGGGATTTCATGACACTCGATGATGCGAGTGTTAGGGTGCTTCTATTTATTGCTGGTAATAAGACTGGTAAGACCACTGCCGGTGCTATCAAGATGGCCGAGTTTATGACCGGCACTATCTTGTGGGGACATGATTTCCGGCCCACCAAGAAGTTCAAAATCCCTTGTTATGGCTGCGTCTTCGCCGAGGACTTTGACTCTCACAAAGAGGTTACCCTCCCCGCTTATCTCTCGTGGTGTCCAAAGAAATTCATCAAGAACGTCGTTCGTAATCCCACGGGGGCTGTGGTTCATATTGAGCATACCAACGGCTCAATCTTATTCTTCCGCACTTATGATCAGGGTGCCGACAAGGCTGAAGGTAAAGACTGGGACATTGTATGGTGTGACGAACCCCCGCCCCGCACTATTTACACCGCCGTGCTTCGCGGCCTGGTAACCCTCAATGGTTTATTCGTCATCACGGCCACACTCCTCAAGGAAACCTGGCTCTTCGACGAGGGTGAGGAGAAATCCTTTGTTCGAATCTTCAAGTCCTCCATTGACGACAATCCTTGGATTAGTGAACAAGCAAAGCGGGACTTTATTGATTCGCTTACAGAAGAAGAACGGGAAGTGCGAGTTACTGGAAACCCTGTCTCTCTTGTCGGACGTGTTTATAAAGAATTTATCGAGGCGCCACCCTTCATCATTCCCGACCAGGAATTCCAATATGACTGGCCGGTTGTAATGGGGGTTGACCCGCATGAGCGCAAGGCCGTTTATCATCTGTGGGCCACGATAACGCCACAAAATGATATCATCATATTTGACTGGGCTTTGATCAAGGGTTCACTAGAACAGATTCAGGCCGAGCTAATGGCCATTGACTCACGACACACCATGCCAGCCGTGTTGTGTGTCATGGACCCCAACCGTGGCAAGGCAAAGCAAATCGACGAGATGTCTTGGGAAGAAGCTTACAATAACTATGGCTATCCTGTGGCCTTCACTGATGACAATATCAAGATTGGTCACACGATGGTGCATAGCTATCTACTCGCAAAGCCCAAACCACGCCTTCGCTTCACCGAAAAGTGTCGTGGCAAAGGCGGGCCGGTTCACCAAATGGGCCGCTATGCCTGGGCTGATTGGGCACGTAATAAAGGTAACCAAGGTAAGGACAAGAAAGAAGTCCCAGCTGAAATCAACAAAGACTTCCCCGATATAATTCGCTATCTCTGTCTCGCCGAACTCGACTTCGACCAGCTCAAGTATGGTCCCAAGATAGTTCAGACCGTTGATCTCAAACAGACCTACAACCGCTTTGGTATTCGGGCAGGGGTATGAACAAGAAATTTTGGGCTTTGGTAATAGTTGGTCTTGCCTGGACCCCTTTCATTGTTGGCTTCCAGATGAATGGAGTGGCTCCAGGTAGTGCAGCCAGTCCTACCGCAGTGGCCTGCCCCACGGCGTCAACTGCAGCTAAGCTCTTAGCCTGTCAGACCTCTACAACCTGTCGAACCAAATCTATAACCTTTCATTGCATTGGCACTGCTAATTGTTATGTCGCTCCCGCTTCGGCGGCTAGTCCGTGTGCTAGTGCTTCTCCTGCCCCGAATGCTACAACCAAGATTGGTATTTATATCCCAGGCAATACCAGTTACACCTATAAGGTCGATAAATATATCAACCCAAGTGACCCAACAATCTGTGCTGAATGGGATATGAGTTGTGACGCAGCGTCTAACTTCATGAGCACCGAAACTATTCCATGAGACGTCTGGTTCTAGCTTTCGTTTTGTGTGCTCTCCTGCATGGCTCTGTGAGTGCTCAGCAGATTGCCTTTGGTAACCCTTGTTCTAACGTACCCTACGATTCCTGTACTATCTACCAGATGTGTATCGATGCCACACGACATCAGGTGTTTTACTGTACACCATCTGGTTGGATGCTCGTGCCTCAAAACGGTTTCTCTAATGGTCTAATCTTTGGTAATGCCTTACTTCCTACTAGCGCACAGGCCCCGATTTCAGGTCAGGCACTATGTAATAATAGCGGGCAGCTCGGTGGTTGCGTTGGCGTTCCTACAATAACACTCACACCCACAGTCACTAGCACAGCTACTCCAACAGCCACTGCAACGGCCACACCAACAGCTAGCCCCACATCGCAGTTCTGTCCAACACCAGGTGATTATGAATATGGTAATGGAGTAAATGGTGGTGTAGCCTGTCAAGCTTTTAATACTGCAACACCCACTTCTACAGCTACAGCCACTAGCACTGCTACCGCGACAGCCACTAGTACAGCTACCGCCACTGCTACCGCTACACCCACAGCGACAGCGACACCACTTTTCAACAACGCCTATGGGTCAGTATTCTACGTACTTGCCTATGGCGCTAAGTGCGACGGCGTTACCGACGATTCTGCTGCCGCCCAAGCGGCGCTTACTGCGGCAGCAGCAGTTGCTAACTCTACCCTCATTTACCCTGCTGGTACTTGTGTTCAGAATAGTTTGTCCAGTGCCACTGGCATCGTCAATTTGACGATAAAAGGACAGGGACAAGGTTCGACTACTATCACTTCGACGAGTACGACTGTCGGAATCTTCGCGCTGACAACCGCGAATTTTGGGACGGTAAACGTTCATGACCTTTCGCTGACTGGTAGTGCATCGGCGGTGGCTGGTACACTTTTACAGATCACTGCCTCTGGTGGAAATCAGTCCTATCAGAGCGTTGTGCATGATGTGACCTTCAGTTCTGGTTGGAACCAACTAGGTGAATTAGCTACCAGTGTTTGGAAAGTCTCAAGCAACTCATTTCTCAACATGGTAAACATTGGCCTATTAATCAACAACCCCAATATCGACGCAGGTGACGGTGCGGTGTTCGGTAATTCGTGGGTTAGTTCAACCGGCACCGCAGCCGTCGAGTGGCTATCTGGTGGCGGCCTAAAGTTCTACGGCAACAAGATTCTTCTTGGCGGCACGGTTACTTATGGCGCACTAGTAAACGATGCGACCGTTAATGGTGTGACTTCAGATTTCTTCTTTACTGGCAATAGTATTGAGAATGTTGGAGGTGCAACCACGTGCCTTGAGATCGAAGCGACCGCGAACGGTGCGGCGCTGAGTGCGATTAATATTACTGGCAACGAACTAGATTGCGGCACGGCTGGAATAGCGACGACAACAACTGGCACAGGTACTATCGCGCAAGTTAGTATTACGGGCAATAGTTATATTGCAAGTGCAACAACTGGCTTCTCTTGGGGTGGTGCCACAACTAGTGTAACACTATCTAATAATATCTTTGTTAACAACACAACCGCTATCACAGCGAATGCTAGTGCTAGTGGGGCTATTAGTCCTAATACCTTTGTTGGCAACACGACGAACTATAGTACACTCAACGCGAACATTCTTCTATTCGATGGCCCTTCGTTCACAGTTGCGACGCTGCCAACCATCGCGAATGGCTCACACGTTCTAGTCTCCGATGGCACTTATGGCACTTCAACCTGTACCGGCAGCGGTAACGGCACTGAGGCGTGGCGGCTGAACGGCGCGTGGACCTGCAACGGTGGAATGACGACACCGGTTGCAACGGCGCTCGGTGGTACGGGCGCAGCATTGACACCAGCAATCGGCGATCTGTTGTATGCCTCAAGCTCGACGGCCCTTTCGCGGCTAGCTGACGTTGCGGCGGGTAGCTATCTCCGTTCTGGCGGCGTGACGACCGCACCGCTCTGGTCGACGCTCGTACTGCCGAATGCTGCTACAACCGGCGACCTACTCGAAGCGACTAGCGCAAATACTATTGGCTCTCTCGCGGCGGTGGCGGCGGGCTCGGTCCTGACCAGTGCAGGGACAAGCACGGTGCCAGCCTACAGCACAACACCGACGTTGGGAGCGAGTGCCGGTACGACCGGCACACTGACCTTGCTTGGTTCAGGTGTAACGCGATTGAAGGCGGACTCGCAAGGCGGCAATGCAATATCGCAGTTGAACGCGCCCGCAGGGAGCCTCGCCCTTTTCGCGATGGGTTCAGATAACGGTTCCGGCACACTCGCGACTCATTGGGGGTTTGGCGAAACCGTCGGAGCAGCAGCAGCGCAGGCGACATTCTCGATCATTGATGAAGTTGGCGGCGTCGCGGCAGAAAACGTCGCCGTGACCACTGACGCCGTTACGTTTCCTCTCGGCGGCGTGGTCAGCGGCGCTCCGACAGGCGGCGCAGAAGGCACCGGCACCTACAACGGCACGAACAGTTTCAAGAATGGCGTGCAGTATCCTATCGCACTTCCGAGCGCGCTCTATTTAGCTACCGGCCAGTTAGCTGCCCTGCCTTCAACGACCTCGCTATATAACCCTGTATTGGTCGTTAACTCAGGTACGATTCAAAATGCGACGGTCAATTTTGCGGGTACGACTCTCACTTGCACAACCTTCCCAACGATAAAACTACAAGATTGTGGTACGACTATCCCGACAACTTGTGCATCTCCGACGACGCTCGCGACCGGACAACTCGCTGCGGCCAATACCACACTCGCAATGACGATCAATAGTTCAGCAATGACAGCAACTCACTGGCTTGCATGGGAGGTGAGTGCTGGTACTTGTTCAACGGTCACAGGTGGATTCACAGGGAGTGCTTTAGCGTTATGAACTATTTAACAAGTGGCGTGGTGACAACACTTCCATGACACATCCATTAGCAGTCAAGCTAATTCTAATCGCTTCGTCAACCGTCGCGGTTCCTGTTGTTACAACACAGGTCTTTCATTGGGATACGCTTATAACAGCAGGACTAACGGCTATCCCGAGCCTCATGGCAGTAATAAATCTCATAATTACTTTACGAGTGCATAAAGATGTAGGTACCGTTAAACACGAAATGAACGCCATGAAAGACGAGTTAGTTATTAGCACTCGTGAAGCAGGACGGGGAGAAGGTATTGCTTTGGAACGTCAGCGACAAGAAGAAAAGGAGAAGAAGTGATGTTGTTACTTATTATCATTTTGATTCTTTTATTCGGTGGTGGCGGCTATTGGGGTGGTTGGTATGGGCCATATAACTATGGCACCTATGGACCCAGCGGGTTGTTGGTGATTGTGTTGGTTGTAGTCTTGGTTTATCTAGTCATGGGCGGCGGCTTACGCTTTCGCTAATATCTATTTCACTTTGGAATAGCTAATGGCTGATACTGACCAGAAAGCCGCAACCGTAGTAGAAAAGGTTACTACCGAGACCGCGAAAGCAGGTGAGGCGGCAACACAACAATTGCCACCCCCGCCCGCGGCTGCGGACGATAGCATTCGTGGTAAGCTCGCACTCGGGACGGTTAGCGTTTATGGAGTATTTATTGGCTTAGTGGTGTGGTTATTGATATTTCACTCAGACAAGATTTCATCCGTAGTGGCCACGTTACTAGGTACTATCTTGGGGTCTCAAGGAACTAATGTGAGCTCGGTCTATCAATATTACTACGGCTCATCGAGTGGTTCAACTGCTAAGGATAAACGGCCGTGACTCGTGTGTTGACAATCATAGCTGGCGAAGCCAGTGATATTGAGTATGCAGCGGCTCTGGCCGTGGACTTGATTGTGTCGGGCATTTTAGTCGAGTTCGAGAGCGGCGAGACTTGGCGGTCAGCGAGTGCGTCAATGGGCCAGGACGCAATCGAAGTATTAACCACGCCTGAGAAATGGTACGAAGCTCGTCAGGCCTTTATCAAAGTCGGATTTGGGATAGTAGGTGATCAATGAAATATAAATTAGGTCTTAAACCCTCTCTAAATTTCAAGATGCACTTCGGCGATTATGTCGATTTGCAGGCATTGCCACCGATTCCCGACGAGATAGACTGGTCAACTGGTGTCCCACTTAAGGGCACGATGTTTGGTAACGATACATATGGTGATTGCTTCTGGGCAGCAGCCGCTAAGGTGCTAATGGTTCAAAGTGCCAACGCGGGCGACATGCTTGAGTTCACAACAGATGATGTGCTCGCAGGGTATAAGCTCACCGGGTTTGACCCTACTGACCCCAATAGTGACCAAGGCACAGAGCCTACGGCGGGGTTTAAGTTACTACAAACCGTAGGTATCAAAGGCCAGAAGTTCGGGCCGGCCTTGGCTATCGCACCCACCCGCATTGACCTCGTTATGGCCGCACTGCATATCGGCGGCCCGCTCATGGTCGGCATGAAGTTCTTTCAAGAATGGGAGAACGCTCAAACATGGGCCATCGAGTCGAGTGATGATATTGGTGGACATGAGATACCAGTTATGAAGGCTAGCCGTGCCAATGGTATTTACATCGAGACGTGGGGAGAAGGGACGTTCCGGTTCATTCCGTGGGACTCCCTCGCACGTAATGCCACACAATTAACCGTGTGCATCAATCCGCAATTTTTCGCGAACGGGCAGGCACCAAATGGCTTAGCGATAGACGACATCAACGCTGATGCAGCGGCTATCTCAGGAGGTTGAAATGCGATACCTTTATCTGTTGCTCGCGGTGGCGGTGATTGGGTGCGCCAAGATTCATCTTGATTGCTCATCCGGTCTGCCACAAACCTTTGCTATCACGGGTTCCACAGTTGGCAATCAGCTGGTTGCATTAGGTGTGGCGGCAGCTGCTGGTATGGGCGGCGTGGGAGCAAAACAGGGTGACACAGTTACGGCCTCTACCACTCAAGGCTCAACGCTAGACTATAGCTACGTGCCGATTTTTGGTCCCGATAATGGCGGCCTGGGTTGTGGTGCTATTCAACCACCTACAACTACAATCAACAATGCTCAGGGTGGTGTGGTAAATATGCCCACTCAAGGACCCCCAGTAATACGATGAGTCGTTGGCGACACTTACTCTTTGTACCACCCTTCGCGGCTGCGGTGTACATTATCTATGCACTGGCAACACAGGGTGATTATGTACAGACTAATAAAATGGCCGCTGCTCGCGCCGCGATTCCTAAACATGGGCCATGTGTGGATCGCCCCTGCGACCCGTCGGTGCCCTTGCCAATGGAAGCTAAGGCACCTTGTTACACCAATACGAGTAGTGGTATTACGCTTGACCCACGATGACGAGTTGTTAAGTGCCTGACGAGAATGACATAGTTTCGAGCGCCCCTGCCGTCGGTGATGAGGCGCGGCCAGATTCTGGGGATGAGTCTTCGATAGCGACGACTGTCAATGACGATGCCCTACTGGCCGCGCTTCTAGCTCGCGGCAAGCGTGAGCAGGCGAGTATCACACTGAGTGATGAGGATACTACGTGGTTCGTCGAGCGCATTATTCGTGACTTCTATGATGGTGCTACTGCTCTGCGAGAGTGGTATCTTAATCAGGTCGAGTGTGTCAAGAATTGGGAATCTATTGTCAGCCCTAAACACTTTCCTTATGAGGATGCCGCGAACGTAAGAGTTCCATTTACTAGTGTACAGACACAGCAGTGGGCGGCCAGGATAGTTAAAGCCCTATTGGGTGGTGAGCTATACGCGCGCTTTGAGGCACTTGACGAGAGTGTTAATCCCGCTGGACTTGAGGAGAATAATCTCTGGTATCAGTGGGAACTCGACGAGATTGTTAGATATCGCGATGACGCGGTCGGTCTCAAAGCCGCGATGGAAGCCATTGTTAAACAGGCGCTCATTGGTGGTCTATGCTGCCCGATACCTGTGTGGAAGAAAGACCGACGTCAGCTACTCACGTATAAAGAATACGAGTACGACACTAGCAAGCCCATCTTGAGTCAAATGCAGGCCGCGCTGGAGCTGTTATTTGATAATCAGGACTTCGAGGTCGCGGCGCAAACGGGCCAGGGCATTTTCAATGTCATGGTTAAAGACCCCGATGAAGGAGAACCTGACAAGGCTAAAGTAATATTCAGCATCCGCAATGGCCGTTTGTGTGTTCAATCAGACAAGTGCGAAACCACCTTTCATGGTGTGAGAATCACTATCCCCAATAGCGAGGATTTGGTCTTCATCAACACCAATCCCGATATAGAGAAGCTACCCTTTAATGGTCTTCGCTTGTGGGTCGATACTCAAGAATATCGTGATGGACTTAAGAATGGCACTTGGCTAGACCTTGGTAGTGAACGCAACGAACGCATTTTAATAGCCGCCACTAATAAGATTCCTGAAGTGGTCCCAATGGACTACACTAAGCTTCAGGACCAGGAGGAGGGTTCTGACTCGCGAGATACTCAAGCAGTTAACTATGAGCGTCGCTTTATCGAGGTCTACCGCTGGGAAGGTTGGATTCATCCGCGACGGGAATCAGATGTTTATGACCCAGCGGTGGCGCTCACCGATGCCGTACAGGTAGCCGCGTGGATAGTCCCTAAGGCTAAAGAGCTAATCAAAATCGAGCGTTTGGAGGCACTGAACAAAGATGGCAAACGCTCTATGGTTAAGTTTAGCTTTATTGAGCGGAACAATAGGTTTTTGCCTATTGGCGTTCCTGAGTGGCTTAGGCATACTCAAGCGGAACTGGATGGCATTCATAATCTGCGCCTCGATAGTGGAACTCTCAATGTTATGCCTTTTGGTTTTTATAAACCACTAGCGGGAATGCAAAAGGACATTTATAACATCGCACCTGGCAAGATGTTTCCCACGGCTGATCCAGCTAGTGTCACATTCCCCAAAACCAACGCTAACCCTCAGTGGTCTTTTCAAGATGAAGGACTCATCTACAAGTATGGAATGGCCCAAAGCGGCCTCAACGATGCGGCTACAGGCAGTTTTGTCTCGAAAAGACAATCTGCTAGTGAATATCTCGGAACCGCGAATGCGGTTGACCTTCGTACGGAAGATGTTGTCAATGGTTTCCTGCGGGCGTTGCGATGTTTATTGTATCGAATACTTGGCTTATATCAACAGTTTGCGCCACCGACGCGAATCTTTCAAGTCGGCGGAGAGGAGGGTGTTAAGCTCGTTAAACACTTTGAGACGGATAGGCTTCAAGGAAAATTGCTCCTTCGTCTTACAGGGAACCTGGACCAAATCAACCCCCAGTTGCAACGCGACATTGCGACAAATATGCTCTCGCTCTTGATGAATCAGATTTTAATACAGCTTGGTATTGTGCGGCCGCAGACTATATATGCTGCCATTACCCACGTTGCCAAGGCTATGAACTATAAGGGTGTGCCACTCTATAAGCCTGACTTACCCGAGCAATCACCCGCCCCGAATATCGAGAACAAAATGATGCAACGCGGTGAGATTGTTGAACCGCACATAGATGAGAACTTCGACGAGCATCTAAAAGCTCACATGGCTATGCTGGTTGATCCAAATGCTAAACGTGTTTTGAATCAACGAACATATGCCATATTTATGGACCATATTCAGAAAACACAAAAGATGCAACAAATCGCGGCCTTTCTAAGACAGCAAGAGTCTCTCATGGCTGCCACAATGGGCAAACAAATGGCCGCGATGGGTATTAGACCTGGACTAGCAGGTGGTCAAAATCCAGGTGACCAAGCCGAAGGTGGCACTAAAGAAGAAGGAGTCGAAGGTTCGATTGCTGCATGAATAAAGAACAGTTATATATTTGGGCTGCTGGTATATTTGATGGTGAAGGAACAGTAGGTGTTTATGATTGTGGCCATGGACAATTAAGAACATCTCTGGCGGTGTCCAATACTGATCCTAGAATGGTACTAGAACTCCAGGCTTTATTTGAGGTTGGTTCAATAAGAAGAAATGCAGCTACCGCACGGAAGTCAGCTTTATTTATTTGGTCGATATTTGACTTAAATGCTATTCAATATGTACTAACCAAACTCCGTCCATTCTTGATTGTTAAAGGAGAAGAAGCAGACATCGTTTTATCTTTGCGTTCACTAGACGCTAGTATAGTACCGGCACAACGACAGTTGGCGCATGACAAACTAAAAGAGATCAAACGCAATCGTTTACGGGTTGCTGTGCAAGCAATTAAACCACAATTACAATAGCTATTGCATCTTGGAATAGATATGGCAGAGCCAACAAATAGCGAGTTATCTCAGCTCAAAGATGAAATTGAGTTGTTTAAGCAAGGGCATATTTGGCAACACATCTTGCGTTATATGCAAGAAATGTATGCCACTGTTGCAGAAGAAGCGCTGAGTGCTGAAGAAGACCGGCCAGGTGCTATGATGGCTAAGGTTAAGTGGGCTAGTGGAGTAGCTCATGCGGTTAAGATGATTGCTGCATTTGATGAACATATTGTGCTTTTCAAGAAAGCAAAGGAGAGTGAGTGATGGAAGACGAGAAAGTTGAACAGAAAGAAGAAGAAAAGAGTCAGGGGCTAATAGACCTTGAACGTGAGGGGGCCGAAGAACACGAGGAGGTCAAAGCTGACGATGAGAAGAAGGACGATGAGAAGGTCGATGATACCGCCGACGATGGTGTCGACCCTGCCGAGCTCATCGCTCGTATGGACTCGCTAGAAACCAAGCTCGATGAGCGTGATGCTGAAATCACGTTTCTTCGCGGTGAGTTATCCAAGCGGGCTGAGAAATCTGACACGACTAAGGCGTCGGGTGACGAGATTAATCTTGATGAGGTGGTTGCTGCTCTAGTAGATAAAGACCCAAAGGTCTCAGCTAAGAAGATTATTGAGTTGGCTGAGAAGATCGCGGATAAAAAAGTCGCCGGAATGCGTGACGAGACGGGCCGTCTGCTCACATCCAGTCAGCAAATCAATAGTCTCAAAGAGACCGACCGTCAGAATGTCTTGAATGACTTCTCCGAAGACGGTTATCTCGAAGACCCACAATTCGTGAAGGTCATGACCGAGCTATTTCAAAACACCAACAAAGCGGCCGGTCGCTATATCCCTGACTCACTTCACCTGGCAGCGAGTTCAGCGAAGGTGATAATCGACAAGGCCCGTGCCGCCAAGACTAAAGGCAAGAATGGTGTGCGTGAGGTTCGGCCAGTTGCCCCGCGTAATCCTGTCGAGGCTGACACCCATGACTATTCAAAGGCCAAGTCTATCAACGACCTGCCGATGAGCGACAGTGAGAAGGCTGCGGCACGTGGTGTTGTAAGTCGTCTCAAAGCTCGTGGTGACATCAAAAATGAAGCCGAATGGGTTGATTCTTGGCTTAAGGGGAATGCACAATGAGTACTCTTGGTGAAGAAGTAGAAAAGCTCATGGACATCGACGGCATCAAAACTGATGGTCATACCATTCATAACCCCGAAGTGCTTGAGGTCGGCGGGGTTAAGATTGTCCAGATCAAAAATCGGGCCGGCAGGGTGTGGTCTGTCCCCGCTGACGACGACAACGTCGACATCAACGAGGGTGGCTTACGCAACATACTCAAGCTCCCTAACCCCGAACCCGATTTCTTCTATCAATACATCCGTGACGAGCAATTAGGTGATTATCTGGGTAGAGACTTCGCCTTGGTGGAGCCAGCTGACGTGGGCCTTCCTGCCCGCTCTCTAGCGACCCCTGCGATTGGCACCGCGCCAACCAGTCACCACCAAGTGGGGAACATGCACTTAGTCATGATCCCCAAGAGGATCGAAGCCCGTTATCGGCGCGCAGAAAAAATGCGTGCTGATGAGGCAACCGCTGGCATCAAGACTCGACGGAAACTGGGAAAGGCCGTCGATGAGACTGATGTCGAATTTACTCAACGCAAGACTGAGCAGGTTAAAGGTCAGCCTATCGTGACCAAACAACCTGGCTACAAGGAGTATCCAGAAAACGAGTAAATCTTATGTCTTACGCTAATACCAATTCTCCAAACGGGTTCCGCCCGATTCAGGGTGACGCTATAAAAAGCGCCAAGACCCAACGGCGGCCGGTACTCGCTAATCGTGTTGCCACGGCAAGTGCGACGGAGACCATCATAAGTGTCGGCGATGCGTACACATTGGACGCCAATGGTAACGCGCTTCATGCCGGCCCGAATGATGTGGTCTACGGCATTGTGCTTGCCCTCGAACTTGAGGCTGTCCCCACGATAATGAACGGTCAGGGTCCTGTGAGCGTTGACCAAATGCTCACCGCCTACAGCGGTGCCATCATCGGCATCGAGGACACTAGCGTTTATTTCGAGGTCATGGCCGACACGTTCGCAACTGGCAACAAAAACGGTCTTTTCAATCTGATTGATGCTCTATCTAACACTCTCTTCCGTCAGAGCAAGCAATCGTTGGGTGTTGCCGGTGGACCTGGTGTTCAATTCCGGGCCATCGACATCGTCAACCGCCCAACTGACAACGCTTATGGTTCTTACGCCCGGGTAGTCGTGCGTCTGAGCCAGGCAGTGGCCTAGGAGTAGAACCAAGTGGCTAATTCTCGTGCACAATTTCAACGGCTTCTATTCCCAGGAATAGACAAAGCCATCATGAACGCCTTTAGTGAAAAGATGATGCAGTACACCAAAATGGCAAAGGTGGAATCATCGTCGAAGGCGTTTGAGGAAGACTTCACTGCCGCGGGCGTGGGGTTGTTTGTCCAGACTCCAGAGTTCATACCGGCCTCTGATGACCAATTTACGCCAGGTCTGAGCATTCGCTACACCGTAAATGACTACAAACTGAGAATCGGTTTCTCAGAAATGGCCATTCGCGATATGTTGGTGAATCTGGCTCAAGATCGTGGGCGTGACCTTGGGTTCTCAGCCAGGCAAACAATGGAGGTTCTAATCGCGGACATCTGGAATAACGGTTTCACCACCAATGGTTATGATGGTGTACCGCTGTTCTCAGCCGCGCACCCCAATACCAAGAACCCCGCGAGTGTGCAGAGCAATCTGTTGGGTGGTTTGGTGCCAACGCCGGCAACGCTCTCGGTCTTGAGCTTGAGACAGGCCCTGAGCCAGTACCGACGTTATTTCGACGAGACGGGTGTCCGTCGGATTCAGGTTGATCCACATATGCTAGTGGTTCCTGCTGAAGAAGAATGGAACGCAATGGAGATTCTGAAATCCCCAGACCGTTCAGACACCGCGAATCGTGCTATGAACGTCATCCGCAACAAGCTCGAGCCTTTTGTCTATGACTATCTCACCGATGTGGTACACTGGTTCATCGGACCAGATCAAAAGTACAATCGAGTGAAGGTCTTCAATCGTAGAACGCTGGCTATCAGCAACTACGAGGACAAGGACTCGGAGACCAACTGGGTACAAGCGGCGTTCGCGTTTTCAATGGGCTGGTCTGGCTGGCTGGGCTGGATGGGAACTAACCCACTGGGTTAATGGAGGACATGTCAAATGCCTAACTTTCCTCCAAATACCTTTCCGGGCCAGGTCACGATGTTCCGTACGGCACCGTTGCCGTTACCACAGACCACGACCAAAACCATATTCCAATTCCAGAACTCAATCGGGCCGGGAATTGGGTCATATGGTGCGGGTGGCTATGCAGCTATCGAGATCGTTGACATCTTTGGGATTGTGACTAGTGCTATCGGCGCTGTCGCAAATGCCATAAAGCTGCAAGGTCTCATGGACGCGCTGGCCGCGGTCGATCTATGTGCAACGGTTGATGTTAATGCCGCAACGGTCGGGACCATATTCTCTATCACTGGCACCCTTGCGAATGCTGCCACGTTGAATGCGAATGGAGTTGCGATAGCACAAGTGACTCCAATCCATATGACCGGCGGCTTGCAAGCGGGTGTTATTCAAATCAACTGTGCTGGCTCCGACGGTGGAACCGGCCGCATCGCGTGGGTCTTGGCTGCGCGGCCCGCGTACGGAGTGCAGGTCATCTCTGCACAAGCCTAGCGAGGTAAAATGTGAACGACGATAGAAATAATAACAGACGTATTGCGAAATACGTCGGGGTGTTGTTGGTGGCTTATCTGGTCTTAGCGACCAGTTTGCTCACCATGTCATCCAAACATACGCCCATATTGGGTCCGTTTCCGGCGGCGGCTTTTACTGCTACGGCCACCTCTACGGCAACGGCGACCGGAACCCCCACGGCCTTGCCCACTCCTGGTGCCATCCCACATGTCAGTGGCGAACATCGCGAGACGGTCTATGCTTCGTCGAACACTGCGGTATCTAACAGTGTCGCGAGCTTCATGCCGATTTCGGGTGTTATTACATTTGTGGCAGCCTCGGTTGAGGGTGAGGTGTGGGAAATCCAACCAATTGCCGGCGATGCCGTAAATCTATTTGCGGACTCCATGACAACTGGTGGTGCTCTCACGGCGCCTGGGGCGGCAACTAGTTATGCTATTGCACTCAACGATATCTCAGCGTTAACAGGACTATCGTCCACGGTGTTGACCTGTACTATCAGCGGTGCGACGGCGACGAGTTGTTCGGATCAAACTCACATCCAATACATCGGGCCAGGGGATATACTATTTTATAGTGTTACCCCCACTGGCTCGCCCACGGCAACGGTTATTGCTGTGAGTATGGAGATTGACCTCTAGTGGCCTTGCAACTACTCAATGGTGTTGGAGCGGGTGTCACCTCTAAAGCCCTCGACATCCGCTCCGTGGGTACGAGAATGGTGCCATTTGTAGTTTATGGCACCGGTAATTCGGCCCCGATGTCGGTGTTGAAAGCGCCCACACCATTAGGGCCGTGGCTGAATCTCGGGACCATCGCTCCTGGGGGTGGTCAGGTATTGGTCGATGAACCGATTGATTACGTGCAGGTGATAACTGACGCGGCTGAGGCCGGGCCTGCAAGTGCGTTCGTGACGACAAGTAGGTAAATAAAATGCCGGACGAATTCAACCGCTACAACTTGGCCGAGTTGCGGGCGTACGTCCTGCGAAACCTCGCGTCGTTGCGCGCTCAGGTGGTGGACCCGATTTCCGGCCAGGAGTCGGGTACCACCTATCTGGGCCTGAATGCACAATACTCAGCCCAAGACCTGAATCTAAGAATCAACTCGTCACTCACGAAGACGAGCTTGTTGTTAAATGCTGAGAACGAAACTCTCTATGCTAAAGAGGTGTTTTATGACGCGGCACCTGGGCAAGTGCAATATGCTCTCCCGCCCGATATGTGTCAGTTGCGAGGCTTGTGGTGGAAGAACCCTGGAATAGCTGCTCCAGCTTCACCAGATTCCTACCGACTGATGAGTTATCAGGATGAGATCGAAGCGCCGCATGGATTTAGCGGTCAGGTTGGTAGACCTACATGGAGACGGGTTGGTGCTCAAATAGTACTAAATCAAGACCCAGTAGATTTCAGTCCTGCCATTAACATTCAGGGTATCTGGGTTCGCTATATTAGGTGGGAACGCTTCCTAAACGATGATGATGACTATATCTCGTTGCCCTATGCACAAATTGTGCAAGAGGTTGTTGCCTGGGACGCAACGATGGACTGTATTAAGACACAAGACGAGATGGTTGATGCTAGTGGGGTGGCGACGACGTTAGCTTATTGGAACCAACAACTAGAGATTCAAGCACGTAATTCATATCGACCACCCGAGATTCGGTTGATTGGACCAACATATCACTATCTCACGTTTAGTGGGCGGCGATAGCTATTTCAAAATGCAATAGATATGCGCGTTAAGGTTGACAATCCGCCACTCGAATTTCTGGGCTTTAAAGGCTTAAATATTCAGCCCGATGTGCTGATGCGTCCGTATGACTCATGGCAGCGTTTAGAGAATTGTGATATGTTTGTGCCTGGGTCGATACGTAAGATAGTTGGCCCACTTAAGATCAGCGGCCCGTTTGCCGCACCAATTGTCGAGATGATCGCGTGGCGTCAGCAACCTTCAACACCATTCTATGACCTTGGCATCGGCCAGGACGGTGTCATTTATGACCTTATCGCTAATCTACCACTGGCCAATCTTGGTGCGAATCCAGGTCAGCCTTTTGTGTGTATATTTCCAGGTACTGGCTTACCGACTAACGAAGCAATTAACTATCTATTGTCCACGCTGCCAGGACTTCCACCGGTTAAATATGATGGAGTGGTGATTACACAAATAGGTGTTAGCCCACCCGCGACTCAGTTATCGCTAACAGCTTCATTTTCGGCATCAAATGTCAATACCTACTTCATGCAGGTTGGGATACAGTACGAATGGACCTATTTCAACCCACAGACCCTTCACGAATCGTCACCATCACCAGTGGAGAACTCGTCGATTATAACGACGACAGTGAATACTCCACCCCTAGCTACTCCCTATATCACACAAGTCAAGCTAGTTATTCCTACGCCTGCTCCACCGATTGGGAGTGGTTATACCCGAATTCGGGTCTATAGAACACGAGATGGTGGTGCAACATTCTTCCTGCCCCCGATGTTGTATGACGGAGCAGGTAATAATCTATCTGACTCTAACGATTCGATTTTAATCCAGGGTGCAACAACCACCATTTATGATGGCTACGCCGCTGGTAATATCGGGCCGACCGATGACAACTTGTTGGTCAACCCTCCACAAGGTGCCCCAGCTATCGGTGCCAATAATCCTCCCCCCGTTGGTGCCGTCTGGGGCGCCGTGTATCAGTCGAGATATTGGTTAGTAGACCCGAATCTGAATACTATATGGTTCTCTAATATCGGGGACTTTCAGTCGTTTGGGATTTATAACTTCTTTAAGTTTCCTAATACAATACTAGATCAGATCACAGCGGTAGTGGCTCTGTCTGATAGATTGATTGTGAATGGTAAGAACACAGCTAGGCAAATCACAGGCACAGATTTCACAAGTTTCGTGGAGGTACCAGTCGATGCTAGACGCGGAGCTGTCGGGCGAAGGGCCGCTATTACAGACGGGGATAAAGTCTACGTCCTTACTAGTCAATCACTCGCCCGATTGTCATTTGCCGAGGCCGGCCCGCCATTTATCGGTGACCAAATCAAACCCCTCACCGACTCGATTCAAAAGAGTAGTTTTCAAACGGGTGTTAATGGTGACATCGACACCGATCGCAGTATACTATATCTCGCGGTCAACATAAATGCTAAACAATACAACGATCAGATTATTCTTGCAGACCTTGGTCGGGAGTCACCTTTTAGCGTTGTTAAAGGACTGCCCACTGAGGTTATTACAATTCGAGAACTTGAATTTGCCGATGGTTCTACTGATATCGTGTTCAGTGGGGCTGATGGGAATGTCTATCGTTTGTATGATAATGCTGGTGGAAATGGCTCGCTTGTGGCGGTAGCGACACATCAGCAGCTACCGATGGACAATGTCGATTTGTGGAAAACTTGGCAGCATTATGTGCCGAGTGGGACAGATTTAATGAATTGGCGGATCGCGTTTTCTGTTGATGGTGGCCAGACGTTTAGCACACCGGTGCCACTATTCACGAAAGTGCCGATTGGTTTGAGTGGCAAAGAGATTGTGATTCAGCTATCTCATAGTGTCAATAATGGCGTGGCAGCTCTCTTGAGTCGAGCTAAGATCAAGAGCGAACTCAAAATGGGAGCACAATAATGCCAGGTTCGCCGAGTTCATATCTCAATACCGGTAGTGGGGCACTTGACAAGTTACTCTATAGCCCCATTCCTGGTGTCAACACCGCAGGCTTTGACCAACTAAGTGAGGGCTACGCCGGTGCAGAAGAACAAGGAATCTCGGATATTGCGAGTCGAGGACTTACTACCACGGGAGCAGCTCCCACGATGTATCAGGGACTACGGTCCCAGTATAATCAAGGTGCGGCCCAAGTTAATGCACAAGGATCGGCGCAAACCCAACAGCAAAGACTTCAGATTCTGAACTCACTGCTAGGACTTGGTGGTGATGCAGCTAACGCTGTGAGAGCAAACATAGGTAGCACAGCCGAGGACGTGAGTGGGGCAGGTGATGTGTTGTCAGGTCTCTTTGGCACTCCCACCGCCCCGAATTATGTCACCGGCGCGCCTGGTTCTGGTAGAGGCTTACTGAGTGCTGGCCTATTTAGCGGTCAGGGTAGCTTACTCTCACAAATACAGAGGCTAATTTAGGTGGCTATCTCAGACCCAAGTGGCTTTAATATGCTCACCAACCTGATGAATTCGGTTGGGAGCGTGGCGACTAATAAGCTCAATCAACGTAAGCCTAGTGGCCTTAAAGCTATGCAAGGCACTTTTGGGGCGCTTGGTAATCCACCCGAGCAGGTTTTGCCTGGTGGTGGGACGGTTGACCAAGGGGTGGCGAGTCAGTTAACACGTGAGGAGATGCCGAGTGCTGAGTTACCACTTTATCAGGCCCAAAGAGGTGAGAAAATAGGTTACGCAGGCATGGCGGGCGGGGCCGCGAACTTGGGTAGTGAGGCTGATGTTTTGGGTCAGCAATATCGAGAAACCCTTCAATCAATAATTGGCCCGCTCATGACACGCTTGGGTATTCCAGCACAGTTTTCAACAGGTGCCACAGGTGCTGGTGGCTTGCTGGCAAAGATTATTAGCGGAGTACCTTAATGCCACAATCAGGGGATATACTAAGTCAGCTATTACAGGGCACTGAAAGCTACGACCCCGATCCCACGGCGTTTGCAGCTGACCGCGCGGCACGTGAGGGTGCGATTCTACAGCATATTCGGGCGCAAGTTCAAGGTGGGATGAATGTGCAGGACCCAGTGGCTACACCTGCACCGGCTTATGGACCGATTGATAAACTTGGTCAGGTATTGGGCTTAGAATCTAAGTTCAAACCCGTCTCACCTGGTCTAAGCGATCAAATGTGGGCGGGTGGACAAGTCGCTAAGAATGAACGTGACTCACAAAGGATGGATAAGTTACAGTCCATTCAACAATTCGGTACCCAATTCGGCACCGATCCGGCCCGCAAGTTGGCTGGAACCCTTGGTGAGCCAGAAATAGGGGCGGAGTTACCTAGTGGCGTTAAAGGCATTGGTGAGTTGCGAGAGCAGGACCGGATAAACAAGATTCAGGCAATGCAGAACTCACTTGACATTCAGACGCAACGCATCGGTATGCAAGAAGCCAACTCAGCGATTAGAGATTATGTCTCACAAGGACGGTTGGATTTAGCTAATCAACTTGCTAGTTATACTAAAGAGCGCATGACTGACGCTGAGACCAAGCAGAAAAACGCGCCTCTTGACAAGATGTACAATGACCTCAACGAGTCGCTCAATCGTCGCTTGCAGTCGATAGACCAACAGTTGGCTAATACTACCGAAGGTTCAGTGCAAGAGCAACGCTTACTCGACCAACGAGATAAATTAGAGAAGCGCCAACGAAAGATGTTGGAGAAGGCAGGCACATATAAGACACCGCAAGAGTTAGGTAAGGACTATTACGAAGAAGAACCTCCAGCTAAGGCTGGTTCGAGTAGTTATAGACCCTTACCTGCTTTGAGTGAACACTAATGCCTCTCGATTTTGAATCGGCGGTTAGTCAGATACAAAAGCTCGAAGGTCTTGATCGTGGCCAGGCCGTTGCGCGACTGAAAGAGGCGTATGATAATAATGACCCGCAGATTGGGAAGATTAGTGATATTGGGTCGGCACTCACGAAGGAAAGAGTTAAGTCATTTGCTGAGTTAATACCAGCTGAGGTTGTTCGCGGGGCTGCGGAACTACCAGAGAGCGTCATTCGTGGCGGTATTAGCGCACTCGGTTATGGCAAGGACTTAAGCCCAGAACCTCGTAGTGAGGAGTTTCTCAAACAGATTCAATCTCAGGTGGAGCCGCTACCTAAGTATGTGGGTGGCACAGCTGAGTTAGCTGGTGGCGCGGCCGGTTATGGAGCACCGTGGGAGGCAACTGAGGCAGGACTAGCTAAAGCGGTCCCTTGGTTAGCTAAAGGTGCTATACCTACGATGATTCGTGGGAGCCTGGCCGGCGCTGGGTTAGGCTTCGCTGACACTCGCACATGGGAAGGAGCTAAAACTGGGGCTGAAATTGGAGCTATCGCACCACCGGCTAGCTTTTTGTTGAGTAAGATTTTAGGGAGTGTAGGTAGTGCGGTAGGTGAGTATTTTGGTCGTGAGGAAGAACCGTCGATCGACGCGGAGTTCTCTAAAGTTAAACCCGAAACGCAAGCGCCTGTGCCAGAACCACAGAAAGCTCTACCAGCCCCGTCGAGTGTATTTGGTCCTGAGAAACCCCCGATGCCTATTAACCTGGCTAAGGGTGAATGGTCCGAAGGCGGGCCGGCGTTTACAATGCGGGAGTCGACTCCTACTGAGCCTCCAGTCGAACCTGGCCCGATTCCCAAGCCCGCGACGAGTGTTAGTGGTGAGGTTAACCCAGCCTTTCCTAAGAAAGCACCCAACAAGCCAGAAATGTCCGAAGCTAAGATGCGTGCTAAGATTCGGGCCGATTTGGACCGTATTTCTAAACGAGCTAAAATCAAAGCACGCGATACTAGTGATCGAGCATTAGCTGAGGCGGGTGCGAGTAATCCAGTACCAGAGAATCTAGGTGGTGTTCGTGAGGTATTGAGTACTAGCTCAAAGAAGCCAGTTCAGCATCCTTTAGAGCCTGGTGCTCACGTTGGTACAGCTTACACCACAACCGGCCAGCCCTTTAATGGGACTAAGACCGTATTGTTACAAGAAGATCGCGGGCGGGTTTTTGTGAATGCAGACCATCCAGGAGTAGATTTGGGTACTCCAACGCCCGTCTCGCTCAAGAATCCTGCTGTTCTAATGGTCGGTCATGACACACCCTATCGTGATGCTCTCACTAAGCTCTATCCGAGTAATAAAGAAATGCTCTCGGTTTATGACCAGAGTGAGAAACCGGATAGCGTTGCCCGTGAATTTCTAGGCCGGTTCGCTAAGCAACGTGGGTATGATGGGTTTATTCTAAAAACACCTGATACATCCCGTGATATAATCATTGACTTTTCTAAGTTCAAGTCTGAACGTGTGCCCTCTCAGTTCACCACGGAGATGAAAAGCATCTCGTATGATTTGAGAACCCAAGAGCCACCGAGGACGGTGTTTTCGCGCTCTATGAAAGATGTTGAAGAGGCGGTGTTTGGTAAGACCGAGCCGATAAAATATCCAGAGACAGGTTTAGACCTGAATAAAGTCGAGCATTTAGACTTGGTTGCTAAGTTATATGGTTCGCCAAGTGCCAAAGCATTGGCGACAGATATTAGAGCATCCAAATACACCCCGTTCGAGATGCTTCAACATGCTGCTAAGGCACAGGAAGCACCACCGGTTACGTATGCAAGTGGGTTGAAAGTAGCTCTCAAGGTCCCGCCAACGACGTTAGGTGATTTGCGGGCCGCGATTCAAGCTGTCACTAATCGTTTCCCGCGTGTGATGACACGTATTGTATCTAAGTTTATTGTACGCGATGCCCCTGAGGACGACTGGTTAGCTCAAACGCGCGTTGGCACTGATGGTCGAGTGGTTATTGACATCAACTCTGCCCACTTACCTAACACAAAATCGGGTCAGGAATCACTTGAGTCATTCGGCTATAAAAAGGGCGAGGAAAAAGAGTGGCTTGCTACTACTATCGAGCATGAACTAACTCATGCAGTGCAGTTCTGGGCTGATTCTCGTGGTTTGTGGAAGACTTTTGGTGTTCCACAGATGGTTGAAGATACAGAGCCGGAGACACCTGGCACCCTAGCTAGACATGATCTTGCTGAAAAACAGGCACAGCAACGTGATGTAGCATTAACACAGTTCTTTAACAATCATAAGAAGCTAATTGAACGTGTTAATGCTATTCCTGAACACGTGAAAGTGGCTATTTTACGTGCTCATGTTCAAGACGAACGCGTCAAGCTCAAGCCGATTGTGATGCGGCGTTATAACCAAGTCACTAACAAGAACTACATGGCCATCCTGGCCCGTAAGAAAACACCCGACTTCACACCCATTGACATGGACTCTTTTGACAATATCTCACGAAGTGGGCCATTAGATAGTGAGGTCGCACCGGATAGCTACTTTAGCCCTGAGGTCAAATCATTTCTAACCAAAGCCCAACAACTCGGCATGAAATGGGGCGGCTGGTTCTCTAAGTGGCGTAACTCGTGGGATGTGAGTGACAATCCTGACCATTTATATTTTCATGCCCAAGTATTTAGACTCGCACATGAAATGCAGGTGCAGAAAGCTTTGTTTAATGAGAATGCTGGGACCATCATTAAGAACTATTTGGCTGCCACAAAGGGTGATCCTGATGTTAACTACGATAAAGTCGTGCGAGCAGTGGAGGGACTTAATCGTGCTTCAGATGGTCATTTGTTTCAGACTCTACCAGATGTAGATGAGATAACTAATAAGTACGCACGTAAGTTTAGAGATGATATATTTGACGCTGCCTATGAATATGTGACGGGTATTGACCGGATGGCTCCTGTGATACTAAAAGAGCTAAAACTACCCGATACTCCTAAGCAGTGGTGGCGTATTAAAATGCTTCAGGAAGGGTTTAGAAGCAAGGTCAAAGACCCTTCGTTGGATGAGTTTAGTGCTGCCACACGCATGAAGGGGATGCTGAATTTCGATGAATCTAACGATTTGAGAATGGAATATGTTGATGGGTATATGACCCAACAGCCTATTCAGAATGAGAGGGTTGAACTACTTAATCAGATTAGACAGGCTAACGAACTCGCTAGAATGTCAGGGGTGTTTGACGCGACTTCACAAGAGTTGAGACAAAAGAAGATTAAACGCCTTGAGACTATAGAGCTAGAACTTGCTCGTCAATATATCAAGAGCGGGCCGCGCTCGGATGTTGTGTCCAAACATCACTTTTTCGGGCCGGCAGTTATCAAAGACCATCCAGGGGCAGCCGAAGTAGTGGTTGATAAGCACTTGCCCCAAGTAGTTGGCCGTTATGTCAATGGGATTGTGACGAAGCGTTATTTTGATCAGGTGCTGCATGAATTTAGGAAGGTCTCCCCCACACTTCCTGGCTCGGTGCGTGAATACAACGTTAATTATATTAATAATCTTCGTGGGCTTCGTGGGTTTAAAGAGGACCAGCAGCTCACTAACTTTCTAAATGAGGTAGCTAAACTCACCAAGAGCGAAAAACGCTGGAATATTAACGACGTGAGGCGGGCCGGAGAGTTCTCCACACAATTCCAGACCGTGTTTAAGCTCTTAGCGGGGGCGGTTAGGTTTCCTGCAGTTCAATTAACTCACCCACTAATGACCATTTTACCTGCCGCAGGTGATATGGGCACATTTGTTAGAGGTCTAAATGCCTTCTATCGTGACCCAAAAGGCTCGATAGAGCAAGTCATGGCCCGCGGGTTGATTGAAAAAGACGCTGAGTTCGTTGCAGCACTTGATAAGGTTACACCCGCGGGAGGGGAATCAAACATAATCAAAGCGTTGTCGTGGCTCCCCAAGGTAAGTGACCATTTTAGAAAGGCACTTGCTTGGCAGACATTCCGGCTACAGTATCTAGAGCCAGGGTTTAAGCCTGACATGAATCTGGCTAAGACATTTGTTAAAGATGTGCCAGGCCGGAGTGTGATTGAAGCATCTAAAGACTACGCTGATGCGATGACCACGAGAACACAGTTCGATCTCAGGGCACATGGCAAGCCCACTGGGTTTGTGGGCGGACAGGTTAGACGAAGCATGACCCAGTTCAAGCCCTGGATTATCAATTATGGCACACTTTATAAAGATATTCTAAAGGGTGCCGAAGGGGCTAAGGGATGGAAACAGAGAAGTTATCTACTTGGGGTGCTCTGTTTCGTTGGTGGTCCTACCGCGGTGTTGGGTGGCGATATGATGTATAACCTGATTAGAAACGAACTAATTAAACATGGCATCATTCTACCACGAGATACTGGCTTTCAGCAGGTGGCGAATATGATGGGTTGGGGAGATTTAGTGGATGTGGATGTGTTGTCGTTGAGAGACCCATTGGGTCTACCCCGTGATCCATCGCTTGAGACCGTGGGTACGTGGGTAGCTGGCCCAGCATTAGCTACAGTCTATGAAGCTGGCCGCGACATCCACAATGACTGGGGTCAGTGGGGTAAAATGACTAAGGATGTAATTGGAGATATATCACCAGCTGCTCGGGCCGGAATTGACTCCTATGAGGAGTGGAAGAACGCAGGGGTTAAGAGTCCGACTGGACAGATGTTGGGTAAGCGCCCCACAGCATCAGTGATTATTCGCGGCTTGGATATGTCACCAAGTCTCAAGACCATGCGGTATCAATATCGGAATGACATCGTCACAGCATTAGAAAATGGTCATCCCGACACCGCTCTCAAACTCCAACAACAGGCCCGTGCGAAGGGGATTATATTCGGTCCTAAAGACATGAAACAAATTAGGTCCACGGCTAAGTCCTATGTCAAGAAAACCCACATACCATTTATGCAACAAATGCGCTAATATCTATTCCAAAGCGCAATAGCTAAGGGAGATGGATTGTTATGCCTAGCTCAGAGGTCATGCACAAATGGAAGAAGGGTAAGCTCAAGAGTGGCTCGAAGAAGGGTAAGACGGTTAAGAGTCACAAACAAGCCGTCGCCATCATGATGAGTGAGAAGCGTAATGAAGATAAACACGGCGGTAAATACAAGCACAAAGGCCGTGGGAAGCATGACCAGATGTTGAAGAAAATCCAGGGGTAGCAAATGCCAGCTATTGATGGGCCGTTTACACGGAGTGCTTCTAAGCCGGCACTTAATCGTTATAAGGTGGGGTTTGTTCGTGGGAACGACTCACAATGGCAGAGAATTATCACGGGGATATTCCCCACGGATAGTCCGGTTAATGCGTGGCTGACGATTAAGGGTAGTCCGGCCGAGCCAGATGTTAGTGGCTTACAGGTGCCGATTACAACGGCGCTGACGGCGTTTGGACAGATTGTTGAGAATCCAGCACCACCAGTTGGCGGGCCGATTTGCCTTTTTAACCTACAGGCAATACCGAGTCTTAATCTTGATGCGGGGCCACTTTACTACTATGACATCAAAATCCAATGTTCACCATCCAACAATATCTACACTGTCGAACAGGGCTGGATCAGCTTCCTACCGGAGATTACAGACGCGCCTATATCTGAGGTCTGGCCGATTCAATCGAGTTTCCCTCCACCAGACCCACTGTATTTATTCGGCCCGAATCCGCCCCCAAATGGGCCACAACCAATTGGGACACGATACATTGTAGTACCCCCCGTCGAGGGCTTTCCAGCTGAGTGGGTATTCGCGTCGAGTGGCTTTTGGCGTCCAACTAGCGTAGTGAGTTATGGACCATGATGAGACTAATAGCACGCTTTCTATTGGCCGCTATGCTAGTAACACAGCCTGTCTGGGCAGCCCCGCAGGATGTGCACACGGGTACCAATCCTGATAATGACTCTTATGGGTGGAATACCTATAGATTCACTCAACTTCCAGGCACCGGTGTTATAGGCTGGACCGGCCCAGGCGCAGGGCCAGGCACGATGATTAAGTGCCGAGATTGCACTCCCACTAAGTCACCTGCGCAAAGCTCGACCACGTATAATCCACCACTCGCTTGCATCTGGACCGGCCCGATTCCAGGGCAAGTGGGGGCAGGAACGTGGGACTGCTCACCACAAAACTCTAATTCGATCTTGGCATTTGGTGCCAGGCCGATTGACTATGAATATACCTGTCAGGCAATTAGTGGTAACCCACTATTGTCTAGTTGTAATAGCACTGCCGGTATACTCGTGGGCGATCCAGTGGCGGTACCACAAGCGGCGGCGACTACGTCGTTATCTCCACCATCAATCTATGCAGTCAACTTCGTCAAGCCCGATTCGGGCCTGAATGCACCACATAACTTTGGTAACCAAGCATATGCTTATGGCTTTACTACAATAGACCCAAATACCTTGGGCGAGAGTGCTTTAAGTGTAGTTTGGAGCACCCAACCATCAGAGCCTTGGAAACTATCAGGTAATTTCATCGAAAATGCAATGGCCAGTCCGGTGCCGAGTGCACTGGGTTATGTGCCGTATATTTGTAGTGGATCACCGAGTGCTACACCTACAGCCACACCCTCGTCATTTCCACCGACCGTGACGTCAACACCCACGTTTGCACCAACAGCAACAGCGACAGCTACAGCGTCATTTACACCGGCACCCACTCCAACAGCTACCGCGACAGCTACGAGTGCCACGGCTACAGCTACCGCAACTGCAACTGCAACCGCCACAGCAACTGCCACAGCTACAGCCACTGTAACGCCCACAGGCGTGTTCTCTAATACAGCCACGGCGACACCTACTGTAACCCCAAGCGCCGGCCCAACAGCAAGCCCAGCTTGTCAGGTTAGGTCTGCGCCGTTCAGCCTGCCCCAGTCGTTGCTACCTGGCTATCCTGACATGGGGCTCGTTAATGCTCAATCAGACCTGCCTACGGTGGCTAAGAATGGGGTGCTGTATGCTAATGTGGTGGCCGTTACCTCTAACAGCGTAACACTAAGCAATCCACCTCAGGTCACAGGGACGGTGGTTATCACACCTGAGAACTGTGGTGCTATCCAGGCCGCGATGAACGCCCTAACGGCGATGAGTCCGCCAGGGGGTCAAACACTAGTGCCACATGGCACCTATGGCTGTTCTAAGATACTCAACATCCCACACGAAGTGCAGCTTGTGGCTGATAGTCAGGGTGGGGTTGAGTATCCTGGGTTTACACCGTCAGGAGGGACAATACCACCACTTAATAGCTATAACAATGGTACACGCCTTGTGTGGCACGGGCCGGACCATATGTGGATGGTGCAGGTTTGGAATGGCATGTGGCAGTCGCTACGTAATATCGTGCTAGACGTCACGACCATAAATGGCACGAGCACACGTAGTCGTGGAATGCAGGGTATAATTCAGGGCGCTGATGGCGTCACGGGCCAGCAAATCTCTAGTGATAAGCTAAGAATCGAGAATGACTCGATTTATAATGCCGAATTTGGAATTGTTAGTGGGACTAACCTAACCATCGCTAATGAGTCACCACTGACTGACACTAGCGAACTCCAAATAATGAACGACCACATTTACAACGATAGCCCTGGCGCGAGTGCCTATGGAATAGGGTTGTTTAGTGGTAATGGAGGCTTTTTAGATTATGTAGATGCTACGGTAACACTCGGAAATGGAGAGTGTTATGGTTTCTATATGACGGCAGTCAACTCGCCCATCTTGATTACCAATAGTCAATATGGTGGAGCGTGTGGGCAAGGGTTTGGGGGTATTGGGTTCTATCAAGAGGCCGGTCAGGTGGTTACATTGATTAGTAACCATACTGAGGGCAATCATGTTAAGGATTCGGTTTACATATCACCATTGGCACCTATCAATCTAGCCACCCAAGGTGGTCAATTAGTGCCCTTACTCACGATGATTGGTAACACATGGTACAACAACATCGAGCATTGGGGGAATGGCGTTGTTGTATCAATAGGTAATTGGGGCACTGGAGCTACCAGCACACTCGGCAATTGGGTGATGGAGACACTTAATTCTACCGTTGCTACACAGGGTGATGGTAATGAGTGGCAATATGGCCCACAAGGTGTTGGGGCCGAAACCGGCGAGACAATGGGGAATAATAGTGATAGAACACTCGCTACGGGGTTAAATCAGTTGGCGGTTAGATCGTCGATTGATACATATACTAAGGTTGGAGTGCCCATTTATGAGATGGCAGATGGGGTTAGAACTGGAATAACCGGCTGGCGAATCGCGGCGGCGGCGGTGACTAGTCCACAAGTATTGGATATTCAGCCGAGTTTATATCCGTGTAATGATTGGGCACCGATGACCTATTACGGGCCGGATGAGGTTATTATACCACATCAGACAGGGAATGTTTATATTGATGCGTTTAGGAATACCAGCGGGGGTGGATGTATCAGTGGGCAAGGTTCGGGCCAGGTTCCTGGGTGGAATTCACTCGAACCAGGTGGATCGCAAGCGGTTTCTAGTGCTAGTGAGAGTGGGACGACGGTGACACTCAATACTGCCATGCCCATACTCGATGGCATGAAACATGTAGTGAGCGTGGGAGAGTCAGTAGTCGTAAGTGGCGTGACACCTAGTGGCTATAATTGCACAGTTGATGTGCCATGTCCTGTCACGGCCGTAAATAACATAGGCACCGCGATTAAATACAATGTGACGACTAGTGGCATGGGCGCGGGGTCAGGTGGGACAGTTTATGTGAATGCCTTACCCGTGCCAGAAGGCGGCTCGTCGAGTTGTACTTGGACTAATATTGGTAGCGCCTGGGGTATGTCATCTTCGTTTAGCTCAGCCGGCCCGCTTTTGAAGTGCCCACTGACATCGGCCTTACCAGTGGGAGCACCTGTGGGTAGTCTTGGTTGTGTCTGTGACTATAATGGCACTCCAGGTACTTGTGTGGGTGCTGGTGCTTGTGCTGGCTCTAAATACAAGCTCACGATATTCAACGGTAGCAACTGGATTTGCCAATGAAGTTCTTGTTTAGAAGTGGTTGGGGTGAGAGCCTAGCAATCGCCCGACGTGTCGAAGCTGAAGGTAATGTAGTGAGGTTTTGTATTTATGAACCAACAGCACAAACGGTTGGGCAAGGTCTTATACCTAAAACCAAGGACTTTGCGGGCAGCGTTGGGTGGGCCGATGTGGTGGTGTTTGACTCGAATGATTTTGAGTTACCTAATGAGGCCGAGCGGTTGCGTAAGTCCGGTAAAGCAGTGTTCGGGAGTGGTGATTTCAGTGCCAAGTTGGAGGAAGAAAGGATACTTGCAGCTGATACAGCGAGAAAGGCAGGTATCGAGGTTCCAGAGTTTGTGAGCTTTTCCGGCCCGAACGCCTGGCACAAAGCCAAACAGTTTTTAGGGGAGCGTGACGAAGATGAAGGCTGGGTATGGAAGCATAATGGCGATTCAGAGACGGCTGCCACTTACGTCGCAAGCAACGTGGATGAGATGGTTAGGCTCCTCGATTGGATTGCAAGTCTCTATGCTAAGGAAGGTGAAACCCCCGATTTCATTCTATCGTCGAAGGTTGAGGGAGTGGAGGTTTCTACAGAAGCATGGTTTAATGGGACTGACTTTGTACTGGCTAATAACACTGTCGAGAGAAATAGGTTCTTCAACCACGACTTGGGGGAGAAAACGGGTTGCGCAGGGAATGTGGTTTGGGCTTATGACGATATTAGTAGTTGTCCTCTATATGGAAAGCTACTGGCTCCGCTTGCAGCTGTATTTAAGGGGAAGTATAATGGGCCGGTAGATGTGAATGCCATTATTGAGAAAGACTCGAATGAGCCGATTTTCCTTGAGTTCACACCACGTTTAGGGTATGATGCTATTTATGCGCTCGCGCATAGTATCACTAGTGACCTCGCAGGGTTATTTGCGGACATAGCTATGGGTCGTAGATGGCAAGGAGCCTTCAAGGCTGACCGGTTCTTTGGTGCCCTTAGACTCCATGTACCACCATACCCCGAAGAAGAAAAGGGACGAGCGGAGGGGGTACCAGTGTTCGGGTTTGATCCAGAGATCGTCATGAAATCGGTTAGTCCTGATGAGATTAGACTTGATAGCTCCGGCTGTCCCGAAATATCCGGCCCGAACGGGTGCGCTTTTGTCTTGAGTGCTGACGGTGGGACACCCAAAGAGGCGATGCTCAAGTGCGAGCCGGATAAATCCTTGAAAGTCCCCATGATGAGATATCGGACGGACCTGCCCGACTTGCTTCAGGAAATATATGATGACCTCGTTGCAACAGAATGGGTCTATGGTCCACCCAAACGGGCGTTCGGACGGATGGATGCTATCGAAGATGTGGTAGGAGGTAAAACCAATGGACGGTGATGGCATATTAATTGCCTTTTGTGAACGGTGTAAGAAGCAATATGAGGTCAAGGGCCTTGACTCCCAGGCCGACCATTTGTGCGTCCCATGCGAAGATCAGGACGAACAAGCTCAAATAGTTCAGTCCCCGTTGAAGCGTCAAAATTCACCCGCTTGATCCAGCCCGCCGCTTGTAAGCCGGTCACGGCCCGCTTGAGAGCTACAGCATCAGGGAAATAACGTAGGGTCTTGTCGAATAGATCAAAGTTGGTTATTTTCCCACCATTTTTCTTAAACAGTGCAATAATTCTATCTATCCCACTTGCTCCTGAGTGAATCCCGATTTGTGCGAATGCTTCGGGCATGGAATCCTCAACAAGTCGAAGGGCGGCCAGACTTTCAATAAGCGTATCTCTGTCAAAGACCATGCGAAGGTCCTTCGACACTTGCAAGGCCATCGCAGTTCTAAGAAGATGGTCGGGGACTCTACTAACCCAGCCTTCTCCTTCTCTATCCGCCACGTTAGCATATTGATCGTACCAAGTGTCATACCATAACCTCGCTTCATCGGTGAAGTCAAATGGGCCGTTTAGTTTACTAATACACTCGAGACCATAACTTAGTTTGGTCTTTAGGTCAAGCGCCCACTTCATCTTTTGCGGGTCGGGGTGCGTTTCACTGAGCGATTCTTTTCGATTAGTGGAACTGGCGTACACGAAAATAAAGCGCGACATGAACCCGTGTTGATGAGCGCGTTGAGGAATGGCCTCTGCGAGTGACGAGGGGGTAGTCGCTCCGAAAAATGTAATACACGCATTGCGAACCCAAATGTCCCCTCCTTTTTGCGTCGGAAAATCTTTTCGGTCAGGAGCGTCGGACAGGTCAGTGATAATATCAATAAGGCTTTCTGCGTACTGTTGTCGACTAAAAAATACGCTGAGTTCTGGGGCGAAAATACTGATGATGCCTTCTTTACTGTGCTGGCCGCTGCCGCCGAGCATCGTGAGGAGTTTTTCCGGACTGGTTTTGCCATCGAGCACCTTTACACCCACACTCTCGACTAGAGACTTGGGCAGTTTGACGGACGTGGATTTGCGTAACCTACCCGCGCCGGCCACCAAGATAATCATGGTCTGGCCAGGGTAGATTCTATAGCGTTCTATACCATCACTAACTCTCGGAAGATAAACCTTCCGGTTCATTACGGCGTTTATGGTGGTGACGGCGTTCCAAAAGTGAAATATCTCAGGAGATTCTTGTTTGGCGGTGTATGATAAGTAGTCATCTATCCAACCCACATTGGGACTCCATTGGCATTAGCTATTGCAAGCTGGAATAGATAGCGGGAGTAGGTGTCGAGGTCGGACTTTGAGAGGGCGTGGGTGTAGGTAGCGCCGCTTTAGCGAGTGTGCTTATACCAAAAGCAAGCGTAGCTATTTGAACGAATGTTGTTATAAAACCCATTAGTGTTGCTCTCCCCAAGATGGACCATGTGTTATTTCTGTCGGTATCACCAGCTCCCGCCCATGAACCATCACGGGGAGATAGGTGGCTTGTTTGATAAGAGCCACGATGTCAGCACGATCTCTCTGTCTATGATTGATAGTGCATGAGTCATGAGTCTGCGTTTTAAGACTTGCAGGAATTCCACTTGTTGTGATTCGGTCATGTATAAAGCGCATGGCATGACTAGTGATATGTGCAACAACGACCTGTTTTTTCCAACTAAGGGCTGCATCGAGCATTCTATCGTCGAGGAGACCGTAGAATTCTTTTTTCTGGCCATAGATACTGGTGAGCCAACGAGATGACTCAAGCTCCTTTTTAGTGCGATCTTGCCACTCGCGAATGGGTTGGGTGAGCATTCGAGAGACGATGGTTTCGGCTTGGTCTTTGGTGATGAAGATGTTGTCAGCTCGGAGTAATTGTTGCAAGCGCGGGGCTTTCATGCCATTGTCGACACCGTTCTTACAACGCTTGGAGAGATAGTATTGAGAGTGTGGGCAGTCGTCTTCGCCAGCTGCCGCGCAACGCTCACAGAGCTTAGGAATGGAATCTAGTAGGGAGTCGGGCGGGATGCCCTGACTAGCGTCCCAAGCCTTAAATACTATACAGGCCGTTATCTTGTGGACGTTCTTATTGGTCATTAGGGCATTAATATAAAGGGTGTCGTTGGCGTCCCAAGCTACGACATGAGGCTCGGCTTGTT